GCCGCTACCGAGGTCGTCGAACGTGCCCGCCGCGCCCGCACGGTGCTGCACCACGAGATCGCCAAGAACGGATGGACCGAATTGTTCCTAGCCTCAATGCAAAGGGGTAGCTGATGCGCTGGGTGTATGTGACCGGACTGTTGATCATCGTCGGGGTGTTCATCTCCGACGTGTGGTTCACGATCGACTACCGGCTCGGCGCCAACCTGTCACTGATCTTCGCCGCGGTGTTCGTCACGGCGTTCACGCTGCTCTACGGGCTCCGGTCACGGCCTTGGAAGAATCGAATCGGCAAGGTGTTCCTCGTCAAGAGCGTGGTCCTTGCACTGGTGCTGTGGCAAATCGTGCTCGCATCCTGGTGGGACACCGAATTCCCACTGCGCCAACAGATCCGATACACCATCTACACCCTCGGTGCCATCGTCTACATACCCATGCTGATCAGCCTATGGCGCGAACAACAACGCGACCGCAAACGGCACGAAGCCAAAGACACCGCCGACGGCGAATAGCCCCCAGACTGCGACGCCAATAGTGCCCCTCATCCCGACCCGGTGAGGGGCACTATTTGTGGTTAACGGGCCGAATACTACAACCCGTTTGAACTGCCAAGTTTCCGGTTTCGCACACCGAAATGAGGTAGCGAGACTAGCCCGTGCGTCCAGACATACAGCTCGCGGGTATCGAAACAAACATCGCGAGGATCAACAGCGCAGCGCTGACGAGCCCGTATAGAAGGAACGGGTATATAGCGGCATTCTGCCAAAACCCTCTTGGACGCCAACCGGTTACCCGACTGGGGAGTCTCGGCCATGCGTACATGAAAACGCCTCCGATGAGGAGTATCACGGGCAACGTCAGGTACCAACCACCGGCGAGAGTTAACGGCGTCATCCACAAGAGCATCAGCGCGAGTAACCCACGATCACCAATCGACTGATCTGATGCGGAAAACGGTATGGCGATAAGAAACACGAAATAGGTTGGTGTGGAAGTCGCCACGGATTGCAGGCCTTGCTCGTCGAGTACCTGCAGCACCCGCACCGCCTTGGTGGCAGTGTCGGAGACCTCGGTCATGCGGCTACCGATCACGCCCAGAAATCTTGGGCAGCGCCTCGCTGGTCATGCGTTGCGCGGCCCGGAACGACGGCGACTGCCCATCGGCGCCCACGTTGGCCCGTGCCAGCACACCGGCACTGTCATGGTCAGTTACCAGACCTTTGACGACCGTCTTGACTTGCGGAGATAGGCGCGAGAAGGCGTCGAAGTCGATCTTGATCTGATCAGACACGCCCCGCCCCCTGATTCGGCAAACACTCCAGTGATACACAGCACACTACATGCCTAGTGCAGGTTAGGCGTGAACAGATTCAGCGGCCACGGGTTGCAAGCTCGGGACACTCGGCCATGACTTCACGATCGACCGCAGCCCTTGCGGCCGTGTAGTTGGGATAGATCGGCTGATCCTCTGAGAACGTCAGCGCTACGTCGGTCGGCCCCATGCCGGGGTACTTGCGCAGCATGTCGCACACAACCCCGGTTGGCCGAGGATTGGCGTACGCGACGGGCGCACACCCGAGGGCGATCATCGTGGCCAACACGAGCGCCCTCATTCGATGTGCCCGGGCTCGCCAGGGGGGATGGCGTCAGGGGCGACGGTGTAGACGCTCGTCGCAACGGCGAAGCGCTGACCAGGCATGTAGGTCTGACGTGTCCGCTGCCACGAACCGTCCGGGGCTATCGGATCGTCACAGATGGTTCGGAACTGCGTGCCGAACACTCCCACGCGGTCGGTCTGACAGCCCGGCGGTACGGGGTCGTCAGCGTGCGCAGGCGGGCTGAACATCAACGCCGCGAAAACGGCGACTACAACCCTCGAAGCCTTCTTCATGCGCGGATAGTACTGTGGTCAACGCACTCTTCGGCCAGGAACGCGACCAGTCGGTCCACCTTGTCGATCCCCGCGAAGTGCCGGGGTACACGCCGGCAGTCTTGACCGTCGGCCCACAGGATCACGCCGGTGTGCGCGTACATGATGCTCACCCACGACGGGGTGCCGGGCCGCCGATAGATGCAGTGTTCACCGACGTTGTTCGAGATCCAGCCGTGCACGCGGGCGGCCTGATCGACGGCCTGCTGGCCGGTCAGCCCGAGGCTGAGTGCTTCGGCTGTCATGTCGAATGCCCTTCAGTTGTGGAGGTCATGCAGCGGTCTGCCAGGGGGTTTGAGCACCCGATCCGCTTGCGCCGATGACCGCTGCCCTCATCTCGTGATCGTCAACGGCGGTGTAGATCTGGGTGGTTGCCACGGAGGCGTGGCCGAGGAGCCGTTGCACGGCGCGGATGTTGCGGGTAGCGCGGTAGGCGCGGGTGGCGAAGCGGTGGCGAAGCTTGTGCATGGTCCAGACTTCGGGCATGACCTTCGCGCACAGTGTCCCCACCCACCGAGGAGACAGGTGGCCGTTGTCGTTGCCGGGGAACAGCCAGCCCGTTGGGCTGGAGCCGGGGGTGTGTCCGGCTGCGCCGCGTTGGATCATGGCGGTGAGCTCGTCGGTGATGGGGATGACGCGCTTTTTGTTGCCCTTGCCGTGGACGACGAGTTGGTAGCCGTCGAATGATTCGATGAGGTCGTTGGTGTGCACTTGGGCTACCTCGGCGCGGCGCATCCCGGCACCGCATGCCAGGTGCAGCATGACGGCCGTGCGGGCGTCGGCGGCGAGCAGCGATTCTTTCCAGACGCGATCGGGTGCGGGCTTGGGTAGCGGGACAGCAGCGGCGACATGGGGCAGTTCGGTTGAAGGATTTGTGCCGATCTGCCCGTCGTCGTGTGCCCATCCGAAGAAGCTGCGGGCGGAGTTTCGGTAGCCGCGCCGGGTCTCGATGCTCCATTGTGTTTGCGTGGAGAACCACGCCTGCAGGGTGTTACCGGTGACGGCCGTCGGCGGGGTGTCGAGAGCTCGCGCGATCCGAGCGATGTGGGACAGACGTGTGGCGATGGTGGTACTGGGCCGTCCGGCTGCGAGTTGATGTTGCCGGTACCCCTTGATGAGGGTGTCCCATCCGGTAGGCACGGGTAGTGGTGCGGGGCCGGTCTTCTTGCGTGAGGTCATAAGCGCCCGACCGTAGGTTGACGATGATCATGTTTCTTGAGGATCTCGCACCCTGTGATGAAGCTGTGAGCCTGCCGAGTCTCGTCGGTAACCACGGCGCGTCTACGCTGCACGAGGCGGGAAGGTCAGAAGGGGGGGATGCTCCGAAACCCGCACTTCGGTCAGGGGTCGAACCCCTGACCAGAAGGTTGGGGGTTCGAATCCCTTCGGGCGCACCATATTTCGGATGCCGGTGTCTTCGACATTGCGGAGCACCGTGCACGCCGCACCGCGACCAGCCCAATCGACCCGGTTCCGGCTTCGCTGCCGGTCGCGAGCTGACCCGGTAGCCACCGATGTCTTTCTATCCGTTTGGTAACGACTTGCTGGGAATCGGCCGTGAATAACGTGGTTCCGCTCTACGGTTCGGCGTCAATGAGCAAGATCACCGGCCCCGCACCGACACCGGCTCCACCCGACTGGCAGCCACTCGTCGATCGATTCCTGACGCACCTGCAGGGGATCGGGCGACCCCGCACGACTGTCTCGACCCGGCGCGCCCAGCTCCACCGAATAGCGCGCGGGCTCGGCATGCCGCCGGCGGCCGTCACCCAGGACGACGTCACCGACTGGTTCGCCGAGCAGAGCTGGTCGCCCGAGACGCGACGCGCCCACCGCAGCGCAGCAGTCGCGTTCTTCACCTGGGCGCACAAGCGAGGGGAAACCGCCAACGTCGCTGACGAGTTCCCGAAGATCAAGCCTGCCGAACCAGCGCCGCGGCCCGCACCGGAACGTGCCTGGAAAGAATCGATCCTCGCCGCCACTCCGCGCGTAACCGTGATGCTGCGGCTAGCCCGCGAGGTCGGCATGCGGCGCGCCGAAGTCGCCCAAGCGCACACCGACGACCTCATCGACGGCATGGACGGCTGGCAACTTCTCGTGCACGGCAAAGGCAACAAGAACCGCATCGTCCCCATCCCCGACCACGTTGCAGACCTCGTACTCGCCGGCGCCGCCGGCCACACCGAAGGCGCTGATGCCACCGGATACCTGTTCCCGGGCAACGACAACGGCCATCTCTCAGCGCGCCGCGTCGGCGAGCTGTGCGCCGAAGCGCTCCCCGGGATCTGGACGATGCACGCACTGCGGCACCGCTACGCCACCAACGCCTACCGCGGCACGCGCAACATCCGCGCCGTTCAGAAGCTCCTCGGCCACTCCAGCGTCGCCACCACCGAGCGATACACGGTAGTCGACGATGCCGAGCTACGCGCAGCAGCAATGTCTGCCAGCGACCGCCCCAGCCACCTCAATCTGGTAACTGAAATACCCGGATGAGCCACACCCCGTATCCAGCAGATACGTGTCAACCAGTTGACACGGCCGTACACGCCATGTACCCCTTACGCCCATGGCGAGCAAACCAACCTGGCTCGAAGGACGCGCCGACTTCCTCTGCGAATACCTCGTTCGCCGACATAGCCTTGTGGTCGCGCCGCCCACCCTCGTTGCCGACCTCTCCGACCAACTCGACAAGCTCGCCAACGACCTCGGGATCACCCGGCGCACTGCCCAGCAGTACCTCACCGACGACTACGTGCGCGGCTTCGGCGACCTTATCGCCGAACGAGTCCGCGAAGCCTGGCATCCGGGCAGGTAAACGAAACCGTGCAGCGACATCCTCGCGTACTGTCCACACCATGAAATTGCAGGTCATGATGCTTGCCGGGCTCGCGGCCTCCGCGGTCGCATGCTCCGCGTCGCACCCGGGTACCGCGCCGGCATCCACGGTCACCGTTACCGCGGCCGCGGCGTCCACGTCCAAGGCAGGATCAATGGACGACGCCTACATGAGGGTGCTCAGCGATGCCGGCATCCACATCGAGCGTGCGGAGGCCATCCAGCTCGGGCACAAGGTGTGCGACTGGTTCAAGTTGGACCACGACAATCAGGACTTGGCGGCGGTGTCTTCTGCTCGCGCTATCGCTGACCACTACACCGACATGTCGCAGAAGCAGGCCGGAGAGTTGATGGGTGCCGCCCGAGCCGCATACTGCCCAGAGGTGAACGAGGCCGATGCTGCCCGGGACGCCAAGTTCACGAAACAACTGTCGACACTCGGGATCTCGGTCAGCGAGCAGCGAGCCTCTGAGATCGCTAGCTTCGTCTGCGACGAGCTGATGCAACAGGGGAAGCACCTCGATGGCGACATTGTTGAGGCCCGGATGCGCGTGAAGTACCCCGAGGTCAGCGACCCGGCGAACGCGACGATCGTGTATGGCTGGGCGACCGTCGACTACTGCCCGAAGTTCAGCCCGTACAACTAACCCACGACACGCAGAAGGCCCAGTCCCGGTGCGGGGCTGGGCCTTCCGGCTGATGAAGGGTTACTCGCTGCGGTACCAATCAGGCTGATACGGGAGCACCAGTTCCGCGAGCCAGGCCGGCGGCGTCCAGGAGGTCGGCGGCTCGGCACGGGTTGATTCGCCCTCGCCGTTCTTGACGATCCGCGGCCCACCCATGTGGAAGGTGCGCGAGTAGACGGGTGACGGCCCGCGCCAGGACACCGACCAGCGGCATCGGATATAGGTGATCCGCACCTCGTAGGGCTTCTTGTGGTACGGGCTGCTGGGCAGGCGGTGCTGGTTGTCCGGCACAGAGAGTGTCACCTCCTCCGTCCGGCCCAGTAGCACCGGTATCGGCACCGGGGTGACGTCCGCGCTCATCGGAGTGCCACCAACTCCCCGGTATAGCTCGACCCTAGCGAGACTACTGGCGCACGGTGTGGCCCCTGATCTCTCGGCTCATACCAGAACCTGGGCACCGTAACTTGGTCGCCGACGCTGCACGGCTGGCTGCCCTCCCACACGTAGGCAAGTCTCGATCCATTCACCTCTACCTCGATGATCTGGTGGCCCTCGGCGTCATGTGTTCTGAACGCTGCGCGCTCGCAGTCTTCGCGCTCACGACGTCTATGCTTGCTCTCCACCTGTATGGTCTTCGCGGAATAGCCAGAGCTGTAACCGAATTCACGACCACGATCAAACGTGGCTGCCAGCACGGCCTCAAGTTCGTCGTCGAACGTGGAGGCGTGCTGCTTGCACGCTTGCCGGAATCCGTGGATCTGGATTCGACATGGGGTACCGCTGAGAGTGGGCCGACCGCAGAGGCGGTGACTCAGGCGGTCGATATTGATGGTGCGCCCCTCAAGCTTCATGGTTGTCCTTCCTATGGATTGGCGAGGGCACCAAGCGCGTGAGAGTCGTGTGTCCATGACGCGCTTGGTGCCGTCGAAGCGTGGCTATCGGGCCGCTGCGACCAGCATCGCGTCGACGCCGGTGGCGGCGAACTCGTTGGAGCGGTCCACGTCCGCGATCTCCTGCGCGTATGAGGTGACGGCGTGCATGATGCCGCCCGCGGTCGGCTGGCCGCCCTTGATGAAGTGGGACAGCAAGCCGCTCATCTCGTTCTGGGAGTAGGCGAGCTTCTTGCCGACCACCTCGATCGTCTGTTGCGGGTTGTCCAGCTCGACGCCGCTGGTTTCCTCCAGCTTGGCGATCGTCTTGGCGACGTACTCGGTGTTCATGTACGAGGCAACCGCGTCCCGGACCTGCTTCTTGACCAGCTCGTTGGCGGCGTCGATGGTGTCGGTCGACCAGGTGACGGTGCCTTCGTCGAGCTTGCGGCCCAGGTGGATCTTGCGCATCGCGTCGACGTTGATCTGCATGCCGTTGTCGCACACCTGCACCCGCAGCTCCGGGGTGATGGTGAGCGCGCCGCCGCCCGTCTCGCTGTTGGTGACCAGCAGCCCGGCGTAGACCAGCTTCGGGTTTTCGGCTGTTTCGCCGCCGTGGCCGGTGCCCTGGAACGGGGAGCGGTATCCCTCCAGCAGCTTGCCTGCCTGCACCCCGAACTCGGGTGCGGTGACCCGCAGGTAGAGCCGGTCGTCGGTGAGGTCCGCGCCGCGGATATGGGTGTGGTTCAGCCCGGCCGCGTGCATGCCGTCAAGGAGCGCCATCACGGTGTCGAGGTTGTCGCGGATCCCATAGCGGTCGGAGAGCACCGCTCGCACTATGCCGCTGGTGCCTGGCTGGTCCGGGTCGCTGCCGGTGAGCATGCGGACCAGGACCTGACGCTTGGGATCGATACGGGAGGCCAGCGACTCGTAGTTGGTGTCCAGCAGCGGCACGTACTCGGCGCGCAGCTTGCGCACGTACTTGACTGGGATGTCCAGGACGCCAGCGAGTTGGGAGTCGGCGAGCTGGGTCAGCCCATAGGCCCCGTTGATGTCGGTGACGCCGTCCTCGTTGATCTGAGGGTCGTGGCCCGTCAGGATCACGTTTCCGTCGCCGAACCGTAGCTGCCGTACAGGAACGACCAGGTCGAGCTTCTGGGCGTGCTGCTGTTCGAGGAGCGCGATCAGCTTGGGGAGGTCTGCGTTGCGCAGAGTCCGGGCCGGAATTTCGGGGAGTGTTGGTGCGGACATTATGGGTGCCTTTCTAGTTGGCGGTGGGTGTTCGCTAGGCGATATGTTCAAGGTAAAGGCACCTGTACCTTAAATCAACTGTGAACAGCATAAATAAGTCACGACAGCCGATAGCCACAACCATCTTTAAGATTGCCGATCGCTTGATGTCCATAGGTAAAGGCGCCTATACTAATGGCATGAGCAAGAGCGAACCGCGCATCACCCGCCCGGCCCGCCGCCACCGCATCGGCGACGCCCACATCCGGGCCGCTCTCGCGAACGCCGACGACTTCACCATCGACGGAGACATGGTCAAGTACTTCGGCCAGGACGATCGCGGCATCGACATGGAGGTCGGTGTGGTCCCCGACAACCGCCGCCCCGGACGCTTCGCGATCATCCACGCCATGCCCCGCAAGTTCCTCATCCCTCGCTCCCAGCGGTGACGCCGGGATTGGGATACAGCGGAGCGTGGAATGCGGAATCATGAGCCCCCGACAGGAGGATCGATGGAAGAGCCATATGTGATTGATCTGAGCGGGTGGACGCGTCTGCCCGAAGCGGTCCACTACGCGGATGTACGGGGGATCGACTTCGGCGATGCGATCCGGGAACTCGTCAATGCCGGCCTGAGTAACTGGAATGGCAACCCGTAGAGAAAGCGCACCCGTGCTGCAGAAACAGGGAACCCCCCAAGCTCAGCTTGGGGGGTTGATTTGCATGCGGCGGTGTCCAGAATTAGCAGCCCACGTCTGAAACACCCTTACCGGCCGTCGGCCACATGCTGCAGTAGACGATACGCCCCGATCAGGGCCTTGTGCCACCGGCAGGAGTCGAACCTGCAACCGTCCGCTTAGGAGGCGTCCGCTCTATCCGTTGAGCTACGGCGGCATGCGAGCGGTGCGCTGGAAGCGCTATCGGCCGCCCGTCTCGATCCTGTTCACGATCTGCCCGGCTCTGACCTTCGTGATTTCGGCTGCTTTCGCCAGCCTGGTCTTCGCGATGCCCATGGCGTCGCCGGTACGGATCAGGTCGTAGATGTGGTCCTGCACGTCTCTCCGCTGCTGGATCAAGGACTTCTTCTTCTGGCTGGCTGCAGCCAGGTCAGCAAGCAGCTCAAGCCGTTGCTGGGTGTCCTCGTCCATAGCGCCATAGTATAGGCGCCTGTACCCCACTCCAAGTGGGAGAACTTGGTGCCCTCCAGGCTGAGCCGCGTGCTCTCCCGGAGTGTGCTGCATCGATCAAGATCCCACTGTAGAGTGCCCGCTAACAGTTTGGTCGAGGGGGTGTGGTGGCAGGCGACAAAGAGGTGCTCAAGGTCGACCTCGACGCGCTGGGCAAGCTGGGTCCGCATCTGCGGACGCTCGAAGAGCAGATCACCGCCAGCACTGCGGCCTGCAGCACGACGGCACCGGCGGGTGCTGATCCGGGCCTGGCGGCGCTGTACGGAATGTCGAAAGCCATCGTCGATGTCAAGAAGGTCGCCGCTGCTCGGTTGGGGACGATCGCGGACTTCGCCGATGAAGCCCAGAAAGATTTCGCGGTCACGTCCAGTTCGCTGGAGGCCGGTTTCCGTAACCTGCCCAGCATCTACAAGCCGCCGCTGCAAGCGTAGGGGCGTGTCGTGACGCCGCTCGATGAGTTCATGGCGAAAGACCGGAACTCCTATATGGTGCCGGTGGGCGAGTGGCGACCGCAGACCACGCAGTACAAGGAAGCCTACGACGACTACAAACGCTGGGCCGATAACCCCGCGGGTAGCGAGTGGTGGGGGCGCTGCGCGAATGCGACATCGGAAGTCGCGGCGAAGGATTGCCACAACTCCGATCACACCGACGACACCACCGAGGATGCCGTCAGGTTGATAACGGCCACCATCACCTACGAAGTGGTGGAGCCGCTGACCGCTGGCCAGAACCTGATCGAGCGAGTGCTAGCCCGCAAGAACCAGGGTGTGTCCATCGATCAGACCTATCACGTGACCTACACCGCCCCGGAGGGGATGAGCGAAGCACAGGCCGCCAAGAACACCAAGGAAGCCGAAGAAGCCGAACGCCAGATCAAGGAATACGTCGCCAAGTGGGAGAAGGGCTGCCAAACCCTCAAAACCCAGGCCGACGCCGCGGCCCAGAAGATCACCGACCGCACCAACCCGGCAACAGTCCTCGTCGACGGCCGCAAGGTCCTACGCGACGCGGTCGGCCCCGTTCCGGCTGCTCGCCCCGGTGTGGAGACGGTGGTGGGTGGCAAGCCGGTCTCGGAGTTGTTGCCAGGGATTAACCCCCGCCAGGTCGACCCGGCCGCCACGACTGCTCAGACCGCTTCGACCGCGACGCCGACCGATCCGTCGAAGCTGCTGGAACAGTCGTTGCCCAAGCCCGCAGCCGACCAGAAGCCGGTCTACGATCCGAAGTCGCTGGGCTCCCTGGGTAGCGTGACTGGCTTCTTGGAGGCGAACAAGAAGCCCGACGCGAAGCCGGCCGATCAGCCTGCACCGCAACAGAAGGGCTTTATCGACGGTTGGGTCGATGAAGCGAAGAAGACAGCCTCGGGCATCGTCGAACACGCTGGGGATCTGGTCGGCCTGCACGGCGCTGACAAGGCCAAGGACGCGTGGATACAGACCGCGACGGGCATGGGGATGCAGTTGGCCGAGCAGGACCCAACCTTCGGCCCGGCCATTCGGAACTATGAGAACCAGGTCGAGGCGGTGAACAACGCCGCCGAGACGATCCAGCACCCCGAAGACACCATGCGGCGGGTCGGTGCGCAGACCTTCGATTTTCAGGCCAAGCTCGGTGCCGATGCCCTAGCGCTCGGTACCGGTGGGATTGGTCGCGTGGCCGAGGGCGGCATTCTGGAAGGAGCGCTCGCCGAGGGTCGAGCTGGACTGTCCGAGGCTGCCGTTCCGACCCTTCGAGGTGCCGTCACCGACAGCGTTAAGGGCTTCCTCGATGACGCGATGCACCCACACATCGAGGCACCAGCAGCACCCCACGTCGAAACCCCCTCCCTGCCGCGCGTCGAGACTCCCGTAGCACCCCACGTCGAAGCCCCAGCTGCACCCCACGTCGAGACGCCCCCACCTCCGCAGGCAGACGTACCGACCACACCCCATACGGAAGCACCCGCACCGCACACCGAGGTACCTGCAGCGCCGAGAGCGGAAGTCCCCGCCGCGCCCCACGTCGAAGCCCCGGCTGCGCCGCGGGCCGAGGTACCGGTAGCACCACACGTAGAGGGTCCCGCAACACCTCATGCCGAAGTACCGTCAGCACCGCAGCTAGACGGGGTACCAGTAGCACCGCATGTAGAGGCACCCGCCGCGCCGGACGCCGAAGCACCTGCGCCCGCTCCACACCAACCAGAACCGAACGTCGGAACCAGCCACCCGGAGCCGAACACCGGTCATCAGCCACCGCCGACAAGCGGTGGCGATCACTCCGCAGGCAGTGGTGATCACACACCGGCGCACACCGATTCGGACTCAGGTAGCCGGCTACCAGCGCATGGGGAGCCGGACTCATTTGGCTACGACGCCGACGGCAACCGACTCAGGTACGCGAACGATAGGCCAGATTACGGCGCGGGGCAGGAGGAGACGGTCTGGAACAACTCGCGTGACGACCAGCTGGCACGCATCGACGCCGGCCAGCTCGACCTTCCCCGACCTGGTCCGAACCAGCAGTGGGTGGAGCTACATCCTCAGGGTCCGATCGGCGACGACTGGACCGTTCAGAACGGCCACCGACTAATCGAATGGGAGCCCGGTGACTCTCGCAGAGGCCTCTGGGACATGGGTCACGGCCGCGGACTGGAGTACCGCGACCTTCGACAGTTGTATCTGAACGGCGACATCTCCTTTGAGGAATTCATGAGCCGGTACCGGGATCCCGGCAACTACCGAGTCGAGGACCCGTACCGGAACCAGTCCCACATTGACGAGGGTCCATGACTAATCCAGAGGTAGGGTGATGCCGTGAGCGTGGTCATGGCCGCATGGGAGGGGTCGTTTGAGGATTTCCTCAGCGTGTATACCCCTGCCGACGCGACGAAGCTCTTCGGGGACGGACGTCCGCTGCTTTTCAAGTCCGTCGGAAACAGAGACGTCAAGGCGCGAGTAGCGATCACTAATCGGCTGCTGGACGACGGCGCCGACCCGTCGATAGCGCCCGACAACGTGAACGTGCTGCACGTGCTTTTCGACCAGCGAACACATGACACGGAGTACGAGGCACCGATGCTGCGGCGGTTGATCGAACGCGGCGCGGACATCAACCTGTTCTCCAAGCGGTCTGGTCCACCGCTCGCGGTGTTGATCCAGCACGGCCCGTCGCCGGAGAGCGAGTGCGTTCCCTTCTACGACGTGATATTCGATCAGCCGAACCTCGATCTCACCGGCCGCTACCTACATGACCTCATCTTCAACTCCGCGTGGAACCTGCCCATCCTCCGGGAGCGGGTGCTGGCGTACGAGTCTGCGCACGAATCGGCGTAGATGGATGGCTGACTACATCGACTTCATCCCGAAGTCCGGGGTGTGCCTCGCCACTGAGAATGTGATGGACCGTCGAGGCGTCGTCCGCTGGATGTGGCGGCGAGAGTCTCAGCGGCCCGCTGACAACGGCTGGCGAATCATGAGCCATCTCGACACGAGTGAGTACCTCGATGACCCGAACAACTGGCGGATAGTCGCGTTCAACGATGTCTGCAACATCGAGCCGGCGCTGATCGGCATCTACGACTTCCCAGTCGGGTCCGACCTGCAGATCGTGCGTGACGAGCGGGGCATCAGCATCTACGACACCCCGACCGGGCGGCAGATACCCGAGGAAGAGTTCTACGTTCCGCCGGAGTTCCGGGCATAGTCGCGCGGCGCTAACAGAAAAGTGCGCCCCTACCCCGTGAGGGGCAGGGGCGCATGCTCTTTCGGTCAGACGATGGTGCTAAACAGCGTCACGGACAGCGGCAATGGTGCGGCGCCACTCGGCGACCTTCTCCGGTGACACCTGGTCGCCGACCAGCACCACCATCTCGTCGGCCACCACCAGCAGCGCCCGGGTCAACCGCTCCAGCGTCTGCAGCTCCGCGTCCAGCTTCTCCTCGCGTCTCTCCAGTCGCGAGATCAGCTTGTTGGAGGACTCGGTGATCGTGCCGGCCGCGGTCGCCACCGACTTCGCGGCGTCCGCGCGCTTGGAGCCGCGCGCGAACAGCCCGGAGATGATGGCGGTCATGAGGGAGCCCGCCGCGGCGGAACCCGCGATGGCCATGAGGATCTGGGGGAGGTCGCTCACTGGCGGTGGGCCTCCCGTTCAACACGGGCAAGCTCTCGCGCGCTGCGTAGAACCAGGAACGCCACGCACACGGACAGGCCGGCGCCCACGGCAGCCGAGAATGATCCGCCCAGCCCCACATACCAGTAGGCGGTGACCACCGACGCCAGCCCGAACCACTGCCCGACGTCTCCACCCAACTGGAGCCACAACCCCGAGTACCGCAACTTGCCGCGCAGCTGACAGCCGATCAGCACGATGCCTGGGCACATGATGTTGATCCAGATCCAGCACTGGTAGAAGAACTCGCCGAGCACCGGCTCGATCGGCGACGGCGGCTCGTCGTAGAACAGGGCGTACCAGCCCCAGCAGCAGAACGCCGTGTACATCACGCACTGATAGAGGCGCACCGACTTCGAGTCGAGGAGCGCCCAGAACCACCCGAGCGTGGACCGCATCACTTGGCCAGTTCGACGGCGGTGGTGAGCGACGCTGTCCCCGGATTGCCGCGGCGAAGCGACCACAGCGAGAACAGGATCGACAGCACCAGGGTGCCCGAGCCGACGTCGAAGCCGCTGGCCCAGTCGATGTCGGAGAACGCGACGGTGCCTTGGCCGATAGCCAGGCCGGTGGCCGCGTCGATCAGGTGAGCGCCGACGATGAATCCGCCGGCGAATGTCTTGACGGCACGCTCGCCAATGTCCTTGACGGTGGCTTGGTACTTCTCGGGGATCGGGTTATACATTGCTGCTCCCTCTATTCGAGTAAATACGAACGCGCAGGTCAAAGCCTCAATCGCGCTTACAGTCGGTTTAGAGCTGAAATAGATTCAGGGGTTCGGGACTGGGCCGGACTTACTACCGCTACAACCGCTATTGCAGCTGCGCGGCGACGTCGAACTGGAAGCCCTGGTTCCACTCGGCCCAGGACCCGGGGAACAACAGAAGCGTTGCGGTAGGCACCTTCTCGCGGATCAACGCGGTGGCCTTGTCCACGGCGTTCATCCCGTCCCACAGCCAGTACTTCGGGTCCTGCTCGCCGTAGCGGCCATGCGCACCGGTGACCGCGAACTTGATTGCGTCAGTGAGCAGTTGGATGAGCTGCGGCAGCAGCGCCAGGATCTGGATCGGCCCGAGCAGGTTTCCGACGACGTTGGCTGGTCCGCTGGTCATCGCGCCCGCGAGCCCGGACAGCACTCCAGCGACCGGATCGGTGGATGGTGCCTGTCCCATGAGCTGCTGCATGGCCATCGTCGGGAACTGGGTGAACAACCAGGTGGCGAAGTCCAACGTCAACTCGGCACGCGAGATGACCTGGTACAGGATGAACAGCAACCCTCTGGCTTGCGGGTACCAGTCGCCGTCGATGGCGAACGAGTAGTAGCGGTCCCAGCACCATTGCGGCTGCGGCTCTTTCGAGATGCCCTCGCCGGGCATATCGCCAAGCAGCGAACCCTGCGCGGGCATAGACGGGTCGCCGAAGGTGACCACCATCTTGATGTCGCCGCGCCACTCGGGGGGCACCGTGTTCAGGAACCGCTGCACCGAGGTGCCGCCCATGCTGTATCCGATCGGCACGATGGGCGCCGGACCGTTGGCACGCAGGATCGAGTGCAGCCGGTGCCCCTCCTGCCCGAAGTTCCACACGTCCTTCTGGAAGCTCGGGGCGTCGGGCGGCATCAGGTAGGCGCGGGAGTCGCCGCCGACACCCTGAATCGGGAACCGGGGCGGCTCGGCCGGGTGTGGGATCAGGCCGAGTGCATCGCGGGTGTTGTAGTCCAGCACGCCGTCGATGCGCAGCGGCACCTTGCCCTGCCGCACCCGCTCCACGTTCTTGTTGATCTGGTATGTGACTAGCGCCGCGCGGAAGTCCTCGCCGAAGTACGTTTCGTCGTCGAGCAGCTTCCCATACGAGAACTTGCGTCGCAGTTCGCGTTTCGCGGCCTGGACAGGCTCGCCGCGGTCACCGACGCCATAGCCGATCCACTTGCCGTCAGGTCCGTTCACTTCGAGGCCCCCTTCTCAGCGTCCAGCCACGCGTTGATGTCCGCGGCGGCGACGGTCTGCTTCGCGGCCGGGATCGCCGTGAGCAAGGTCTTGGCGAGCTTGGCGTCCTCCTGCCGATCCGGGTACTTGCTCGGGCTGTCGGCGGCCGTGGACACCTCCCACAGCAACGCAATGGACGGGGTATGTCCCTCGGAGGCGAGGGCGATCACCGTCGACACGTGACCGTTGGCGTCGATCGCCCGCGGCAGGTTGGCGCGCGTGTTGACGTTGCCCTCGCTGAGGTGCCGCAGCGGCGACAGCGACGGCAGCGGTTCGGTTTGTCCGCGAACGTAATTGAGGACTTCTTGCCATTCGTTCTGGGGTACTTGGGCCATGTCGTCGTCTGCTCCTGTGCTGGTGAGGAAGGTGTTGACTCGTCGGATCAGCTCGTCCCACGGGAAGTCGGATCCAGGGTCGGTGTGGCCGCCGCCCCACGACCCGAAGTCGCGGTGGCCGCAGATACCGTCACTGCCCCAGGGGATTCCGTTGCCGCCGATGTAGGTGGCAGGGATGTTGTAGGTGCGGCACAGCCACGCAATGAGCTGGGCTGTGCGGGTCAGCTCGGCGTCTTCGTTCTTGCCGTCCGAGTTGTCGGTTTCGAGCCACTTGCCGCGTGACCACGCCGAGAAGGTGCCGGCCATGCAGATGTGGAAGCCGTAGTCGTTGGCGTTGGCCGCGGACCAGGGCGCATCGGACCAGTCGACGCACAGCACCGTCTCGGTGTCGTCGACAACCGCGTTGTAGGACACCGGGTTCGGTCCGCCCTGGGTGGTGATCAGGAACCCCGCGAGGTCCCAGGCGGTGCGGCCACCTTCCTGGGTGTGCACCACGATCCAGCGCGGCGTGATTCCGCTGCGGCCGTCCTCGTGGTTGGTGGTGTACCGGGTGCGGGTGATCGGAGAGCCGGCGGTGATCGGCGGCAGCGGCGGGGTTGGGGTGACCGGGCCTTGGGCGAGCGCGCGCTGAAGCACCGCCCACGCTTCGTCCCAGCGCTCGGCATAGCGGTCCGGGAAGGCCGAGCCCTGTACCCGTTGCACGAACTGGCCGGCCAGCGTCGGGTTGTTGGCGGCTCGCCCGTAGTCGTCAGCGAGCCGGGTCTGGAAGACGTCGGCGGCCTGGGCGAGGGTCATGCGGGATCGCATTGAGCCCCACCAGTTGTCCCGGTCGCCGTACGGCAGGGTGTCGCCGGCGCGGCCGTTCTGCTGCTGGAAGTAGCCCACCGACCGGCCGTCGTTGGACTGGGAGTCGTACGGGTAGTTCTTCGACGACGGGTCCGCCGCATTCCATGGGCACCACCACTTCCGGTCGTCGCCCTGGCCGGTACCGGCTTCCACGGAGATGCACATCAACGTCAGGACGGTCGCCAACTCGTCCAGGCCGCGCGCCAGGGATACCGCGTGCACCTCGCGTGCGATCTGCTCCCGGGTCCGAAGCGGCATGTCTGCCTGCCAAACGAAGCTCACCGGCCGCCACCTCCCAGGAATGGGATGCGTGCCAGGAGCTTTCCGACGATGCCGTCGAGGACCTTGTCGTCGAGCGTTCCGGGGATGACGTCGGTGATCCGGTCAACGGCCTCGTCGATGCGCTCGGCGATCTGTGCCTCGAAGCGCGCCAGGATGACAGCGAGCCGCTTTTCCACGGCCACGGTGATCTTGTCCGCGATCAGGTTGAACAGCTGATCACGCCATCCAGCAAGGGTTTTCACCATCCGTACCCGCCCTCGATCCGATAGTCGAACTCGTCGCCGTATGTGGACAGCCGGGCGTTGACGTGCCAGCCGACGAGGAAACAGACCACCGCCACGACGGCATAGAACGGGGAGTGCTTCGCCAACTGCGCGGTCATCGCTGCGCCGCCATCGCCGCGTGCGGGTTGGTGATCGGGTAGACCTCGAAGGTGCCGGCCGTGGTGAACCGGACGGGGTGGGGGAGTTGGAATCCCTGGCCGGCCTGGCACGGTCCCTCAGGGCCGTAGAAGTAGGCAAGGTGGGTGTATTCGCCTGCGGGAACACTGATCTTGGCGCGCCCGATGGTCTGCCCACGCAGCTCCGGCAGGTCGTCCCCGGCCGGACCCCAGTAGATTTGGCCGCGCTGGTAGGCCAGGTCGTCGGGCTCGCTGTACACGGCCAGTAGCGGGTGTCCCATGCAAGCGCCGACGTAGGTCGGCCAAACCTCCACCGCGAGAGTGCCGTCCGACGACACCATCGGCTGGTTACGCCGAGAGGTGCGTCGGCCATCGCGTCCACCGTCGTGCGGGCCGTTGTGCCCGATCCGCAGAACGCACTGGCCCGCGCTGGGAAGCACGTCGGGGCAGCGGTCGAAGTCGGTCATGACTGCGCGTAGCTCGGGGTCAGCACGATCTGCCCGGCAGCGGACAGGATCGTGGAAACGATTGCAGCCCAGTCGATCATGGTTGCACCCGTCGCCGCAGAGCACAGCGGTGCATGAGTGTAGGTGCCGGCGTTGGCGTTGATGGTGCAGGCGGTCCCGTTGATGTTTCCGCCCGATCCCGAGGACCAGGTGGTGGCGACGCGCGCATACGAACCGCCGGACGCCTCGTTGGCTGGGGTGGTCGTGGTGCCAGGGTTGGCGGTAGCCAGGCCGAAGAACGTGCCGAGCGTGCCGTACCGATCGGCCAGATTCTGGCGGGTGGTGGCGACTGCAATTGACATGGTTGGTCCCTTCCAATGGGGTTGGGGTTCTGAAATGCGTTGGGGAAATTACTGATAGGCGTAGAACCAGGCACGGCCCTTGCCGCCGTCGAACCCGGGGCGGTTGCCGCCCGCGGTTCCCTGTTGGCTGGCACCGCCAGCACCTGGCTCCCCGCCGACTCCAGTTCCGCCAGCGCCGGCGTTGTAGGTCTGGCCGCTTCGGGTTTGGCTTGCAGGCGAAGGGGTTGCGCCGTTTCGTGTGCCGTTACCCCAGCCGGCGCCGCCGGCGCCACCGTTCGCGGTGAGGGTGTAGGCGCCGACGGTTATGACGGTGTTTCCGCCAGTTCCGCCGTTGTTGGCGCCACCCGATGCCGAACCGCCTGTGCCGCCGACACCCACGGTGACGGTGATGGTGTCTGCGCTATAAGGGATATCGACGCCGCGGACAAGGGTGACGACCTGCCACGACCCGGCAGAGCCGCCGGTGCCGGGCAAGAACAGCGAGCCGTTGCCGCCGCCCCCGCCGGCGCCCATGAGGATGACCTCGATGGACCGGCACCACCACGGGATCGTGTAGCTTCCCGAGTTGGTGAACTGCGCCGCAGCGGGAGCAGTCGCAGGGAATGCCGCTGTCGCTGAAAGAGTTCCAAGCCCCGACAGACCTGCTGCAGCCGGGACGATGGCGTACGCCTGACTGGACAGCACGCCGAGTCCTGAGAGGTCAGCGTTGCGTAGGTACTTCGATCCGACGATGGCCGACAGGGTGCCTTCGCCGGAGAATTGCGCGACCTGTTGGAACTGCTGGATGGCCGCGGCCGACAGCGCGCCTGCACCGGATAGCTGCGCCGCGGTGGCGTACCGCTCCCACGCTTGTGCCGACAGCAGCCCTGCGCCGGCGAGGGGCGCGTTGCGGGGCACGATGGCGTACGCCTGGCTAGACAGTGTGCCGGCACCGCCGAGAAGCACCTGGCCGGGCACGATCGCATATGCGTCGCTCGACAGAACACCGGAGCCGCTCAGTGCTACTGCGCGCGTGTACTTCTCGAATGCGCCAACGACCAGGTTTCCTGCGCCGGCGTACTGGACGGGTACCTGAAACTGCTGTATCGCTGCTGCTGTGAGCTGGCCTGCGCCAGCCAGCGCGGCGGCGCGCGTGTACCTCTCGAACGCGGTGCTGGAGAGTTGACCCGCGCCGGACAGCACCACCTGGGCCGGAACGATGGCGTATGCCTGGCTAGAGAGTTGGCCGCTACCTGAGAGGTTCACCTGCGCAGGCGTCTTGGCGTACGCCTGCGCAGACAGCTGGCCGGAACCCGACAGTGGCGCTGCGGCAGGAGTTTTCGCGTACGCCTCGACGGTGAGGGTTCCTTCGGAGCTGAAGTACCCGTTGTCGTGCAGCAGCGCCCACCAGCCCAGAACAGGTGCTCGCTCCTGATCGTTCGGAGGGATCTCGAACCAACCAGGAGGCGGCGACCAAACCATCAGACCGCCCTGATGGCGACCAGTCCAGGCGAGCCGGCCCCGCCTCGTGTTCCGTTACCGCCAGAGCCGCCGTGGCCACCCTGTCCGCCGCCGCCCACTCCCGCAGAGTCGGCACCGACGCCGGAAGGCGTGCCGGGTATTGCTGGTGCACCAATGAACAGCCGGCCGCCGAACGCGAAGTTTCCTGGCGATTGACCGTCGGGGGTAAAAGCGCCGTTGAACCACGAGCCGCGGCCACCGTCGCCCGATGGGGCGAGTAGCAAGGCTGGAGTTCCGGTGGGAGGGGTGGTCGAATTCGCGTAGTAGAGCTGCGCGTCGTTTCTTCCCAGAGCAACGCCGGAGGCGTATCGGGGGAATCCGCTAGTGGTGGTGGTGTGATACCAGTTGTAGGTCCGATTGGACCCGCCGCCTGGGCCTCCCGCGGTTTCCTTTTCTGTGTAGATGCCGCCGTTGGTGACAAGGACGCTGAGCGTCGTTACACCCCAGTCGATGTCTACGCCGCGCTCTATGCGCTTGGCGACCCATTGGCCGGCCCGACCGCCTTCACCGGAATATCCAGCGCCGCCGTCGCCGCCGCCGCCAGCTCCTCCGGCTCCCAGCCCGACCAGGTAGAGGTACCTGCTCGTCGACGGGATCGTGTAGGTGAACCACTGCCCGGAGTAGCTTGGGCCGCCGGTGTAATTGAAGTCGGTCCACTGACTTTCGATCAGAACCTCACCGAGAGCACCCCATGCCGGATTCAATTCGACAGATGTTCCGACCGAGGACGGCAGCGAAGTCAGTGATGCCCCACCGTCTTGAGTGAAGAACAATGGCACCGGCTGAACTGATTCGAGCACCGACAGCATCGCGTTGTTGGTCAAGATCGGAGCTGCGGTGCCACCCACCTGGAGGGCACCGATGAATACCGTCTCGCCGCGATCGACCGCGAAGAATGGGTCGGGAATGGCGAACGTCTGCACCTTCGACGCAGTGACACTGGACTTTTGGTTGCCGAGGTTGGTGTCGAGCACGATGTAGCCGCCGGAATCAATACGGAATAGCCCGATGAATAGCTGGGTCATCGTGTTCGTTGTGATGCCAACCTTCACCGATTTGTAGACGCGGGCGACATCGGGCGTGATCGGGATGAGCACCAACTTGCCCAGTGGCGGCGTGAACGTGCTGGACGCGTTGATGATTGGGAACGACACGTCGTCGTGGGTGCCGGTCGAGAGCCATCGGGGGGATCGGCGCGGGAGGTTGATCAGGTCGCTGGCGTAGATCGCGGCTGCTTTGGCGTCGTCGGCGGTCTGCTTCAGCGCAGCTGTGGCGGTGGCGAAGTCGTCGGTGTTCTTGCCCGACGCCGTGGTCCCGAAGACGACATTCCAGAAGCCGTCAATGATCTTGCCGAAGTCGCCGCCGAGGCTGGCGCCACCGACAGGCGAGGTCACCTGTCCGTGCGGGAGCTGCCCCAGGAGCTTGTTCACCGCGAGCTGGCCGAGGTTGTTCAACCCTGAGAGCCGGTTCTGCACGTCGATGAAGGTCGCGCCGACCGTGCCGCCGATGGTGTCCTTCAGGGTTTGGATGACCGAGTTGCCGATGTTGCCGAGCTGCGAGGCGTCGAACTTGCCGTCCAGTCCCAAAGCCGCCAGGCGGCTTTGGATATCGAGGATGCCGGTATTGACGACGCCGCCCACCGCATCGAACAGCGACTTGAACAGGCTGATGATGGCCGTCAGGCCGGCGACGAATTCCTGTGGCAGGAGCCCGAACTTGGATGCGGACGCGTCGTCGAACCACACCGTGCCGGCGGTGCATGTGTTCGACACGGACAGCCGCAGCCGCACCGAGTCGATGTTCATGTCGGGCGGCACGGTGGTGGTGCCGGTCAGCTGGGTCCAGGACGAGTTGGCGGCCGGCCCGGTGATCTTGGCGAGCGGCAGCGTCCCTCGCGGGGCGCCGGCTTCAAACATGGCGTATTCCAGCTTGATTGCGTCACCTGACGCGGCCATGCCTTGCCATTGCGTCCACACCGATCCGCGGAGCTGTTGGCGTGCTCCGACCGGGATGTAGTTGGACAGCAACTCCTTCTCGATGCCGTCGGCGTCGGTCTTCGCGGAGCCGGGTGAAGACTTGCCGGCGGTCGCATCCCACGACCACAGGCCTTGTCCCGACATCGAGATCGCCCCGTCGAATTTGGGGTTGGTCAGCAGCTCCGATTCGAGTTCGCCGACGATCGACGAGATGGACACCTGTGAGATCTGGGTTGGCAGGATCTGTCCAAACAGGTTGAGCACGTTGATCGGCTGGCCGCCGTTGATCAGCTGGTCGATCAGGTTCCGCAGGACCTCGGCGCTGGCGCCGACGTTGTGCACCCAGTCGACCAGCTCGCCTATCGGGTCGGTTGCTATCCCGAGCAGGGTGTCGATGAGGCGCTGGAACTGCTCTTGGAACTGCTTCGGGATCGCCTTGCCGAGGATGTCGCCGAGCGCGTCGATCTGCTTCTTGAGCGCTGGGTCGACGGCGAGTTCGTTGGTGGGGTCGTAGTCGACCTTGAACCCATGTGGGACAAGGTCGACCGCGCGTGGCACTAGACCGGGACCACCAGAATGAACAGCTGGGCGTTGGCCTTGTCGAACATGTACGCGCCCGGCGAGCCGTCGTTGTACAGGTTCACGTAGACGGTGCCGGCGTTCCCGGTGTGGTTCGCCGTCACCAGGCCGAGGGTGTTGTCGGGGGTGATCGCTGCGACCGGGTCGGTGGGTGAGGACGCGTGCGGCGACATCTGCGCCCACTGGGAGGTGTTACCGAAGCCGCGCGCGATCAGCGGACCAGAGGTGGGGTTACCGAGGCGCACCTCGCAGCCGATGATGAATGGGTCCGAATTCAGCTGCACGCCAGTGGCCTTGACCTTGCCCCACACCATCGGCTTCCAGTTGAACGGCTGCGCCGGGATCGCGAAGCTGCCGATCGGTGCGCGGGTGGAGACGCCCTGGAAGTTGGTGAACGCGGCCTCGGGCACTGTGAAGGGGCGAGGAAGGATCGCGCCCACGTCGAGCGGTGCCCACTTGGTGCCGTTGAACGCCAGCACCTGGCCAAGCCGCGGCGGGGTGGTCATGTCCACGTCGGGCGCCGACGCGATGTTCGTGGACGGACCGACCGGGCCGCGCGGGACCCGCAGATGCGCGATCACCGACGGCGTGTACGGGGAACCGGACTGCGACATGTACGAGTCCTGCGCACCGTCGGGGTCCAGAAGCTCAACACCCCAAGTGATTTCAGGGACAGGACCGACAGGCCCTTGAGAGCCCATCATCAGCACCTTGTAGTGGTCGCCGAACCACACGTATGCGCGGGACCCGACCATTACCGGTGGGTCACCCTCGTAGTGGTTCATGACCCAGTACTTGCCGATGTCTTCCTCGGTGTTCGTGAGGTTGGTGGGTAGGTCCTCGGGGTCGTCGATGGTGGACAGCTGCAGCCGCATCGCGAACGCGTTCTGCCCGGCCGGCCCCTGCGGACCCACCAGGGCAGGGATGGTGAGAGTCGCCTGATCGCCGGAGATTTCGATGGTGGCGCTGAAGCCGTCCGGTGTTTCGCCGTCGGACAGCACCGCGAACACGTGCGTGGTCGTCGTGATCGACTTCAAGTACTGCATCAGCCCGAGAGTTGGGGCCACAGGAGCGCTCATCTAGTAGTCCTCCGGTCGTGGTTCGATGACTTCGCGGACCTTCGCGACGGTGTGCCATTCGGCGACCACCGGTACTTCTTCGCCGTCTCGGCGAGCAGCTGCACCGCGGACGTCGGGCGGCCGGAGCCGGTCGCCGCTGAAATCGCCTGGCTGCAGATCGCGTTCGACGTCGTCGGGGGCCTTCACGTCCACCCACGTGCATGCGTTCTCGTACACCCCGGGGCCGTTGACGCGCCGCTTCTTGATCAGCGCCGGCGCCGAGCGACGAAACCCGTATAGCGCTGCCGTCCAGGCGATCCCGAGGGTGCCGGCGGTCATGGCGTTCAGGTCGTGGACGGTGCCGTTCTGATCGACTGGGTACTCCATGACCTCCAGCAGCTCCAGATAGGCGCGCTGGATGTCGCGCATGTCGGCGACTTTGGCGGCCTTGTCGCGGTCGAGTCCGGCCGCCAATCCGACTGCCATATCTGGGTCGTCCCAGTCCTCGCAGTCGTCGGCCTCCTGGCATACCGCGAGGTCCCGTTCGGACAGGAGCGTCCCGCGGCTGTCGCGCTCGGCACCGATCTGCCACACCGGGACCGGCTGCGGCTCTTGGTATTCGGTCAAAACAGAGTCCCCTCCCCGAGGAAGTGAGACAGGGTGGTCCAGACGGCTTGCAGGGCGCGGAGCCCGCGGGCGGTGGGGTCCTGCTTGGCGGTGTCGTCGCCGATGGACAGATGCACGGTGACTGGCTCTGTGCGCGACCAGGTGCGGCGTATGGCGGTGATCTGGTCGGTGAAGATGATCCCGTGCTGCTCGAAGCCGGCGCGGTCCCCGAGTCCGACGTCGACGTCGACCACATGGGGTCGCCCGTTGATGACGGAGACGGTGAATCCCTGCCAGGCCCGGGTGTTGAAATGCCCCAGGCGCAGGGTGACTATCCCGGCCAGGGTGTAGGCGGTGCCGCCGCCCTTCTCGAAGTGCTCCTGCCAGGCCAGGTCGCCGACGCGGAGCGCCCGCATCGGATCAGTAAATCTTTGCCAAGCAAAAAGGGTGTTGTCCAGCTGCCCTTGGTAGAGGTTGTCGAGTCCCTCGCTGCCGTACTGCTGGTAGGCGCCGATTCCGTAGCTGATGACCTGCGCCAGTTGCGAGAGCGCGTACCTGATCGCGAACGTCTGGGCCTGGTTGACGATCTGCGGGCTGCGAGAGCCCGTCATGATCGTCTTGACTTCGCCCTTGTGCTGTCGACGCTCAGATTCGATGATTCCGCTGTACTGGCCCTCGTACCAGATGGTCTTCGGCTTCTCCGGTGCGACGCCGAGAAGCTTGCGGAACAGCGGATCAGTCTCGCCGTCCTGATCCTGATCGAGGTTGAACAGCGTCTCGGTGATCATGTCGTCGAGCGTTGCTCCGATGAGGTTGATAACCCCGTCCGCGGCGGTGCCCGTCGGGCCGGTGACCCCCGACTTGTCCTCAACAGCAAATACAACACAGTTGCGGTGCGGGCGGGTGAGATCGTTGACCAGATCCTCGGCAACGGTGCCGCGCGCCAGGTCCACCAGTTCGGTGTGCGGGGAGTCCTCGTCCTCCTCCAGCCAGGTGTATGCCCGGAAGCCGCAGCCGGCGTCCTTGAGCATGTCGTCCATCGCCGAGTGCCAGTCGGTCCACGCGGCGCCGATCACCGACAGCCGGGACTGGTCCAGCAGTGGGTTCACGAACGCCACCTGCAGCGGCCACGACAGGGGGTCCAGGCCGGTGATGCCGCCGTTGATCCAGGCGAACGGGTTGAACGCGTTGGTGGGGATCGACAGCAGCGGGAAGAACAACCGGGCCAGGTTGATGAACATCGAAATCGACAGGATGGTGCGGGTGTTGCCCGGCAGCACCCACATCTTGGGCAGCTGAATTTCCGGTGGAAAAACTGGATTCGCTGCGAACAGAAGGTTTTTCGCGTGCTGGCGGTTGGAGATCGCTTCCAGCTCCAGGGTGTGGATGCCGGAGCTGTCGCGCTTGGCGATGACGCCGGTGACCTTGCCGCCCCAGCGGGTGCGCCACGACGTCTGCGTCGGGATCGGGTCGACGACGAGGTGCAGGTCCTCGTGGATCTTCGTCTGCTGCAGGATGAACTCGGTCAGCCAATTGTCGTATCGGATAACGCAACTGGCCTGCCCTGAGTCCGTCCATAGCTCCTCGACGGAGGCCTGACGCTCGCCCTGGACCTGGGCGACCTGCTTCATGTTCTTGTCGAACAGCCGCACCAAAGGCCTCTGCCGCGAAGCTGATTCGATGACGTCGCGGCGCCCGCGCAGATACCGGTACGCCGACATCGGGTCCAGATCGGGGTTCGGCTTGTCTTTCTGGCCGACCATTCCCTTCCAGGACTTGTCGAGCCAGCGCGTGAACTCAAGCGGCGCGGTGATCAGTCCGTGATCGACGCCGTCGAGCAGAGTGCTCACCGGGAGCGCTTGTACCTCTGCGGCAAAATGACGGTGATCTTCGCTTGGGGGTCGGAGTGCTTCACCCGGATCTGGGCGATGGTCTTGGGAGCGACGCCTGACATGAACCGCTTGTCGAACCGCTTCCAGATCGGCTCACCAGAGGCGGCCAGGTCGTGCAGGAAGAAGTCGAGAATCTTTGACTGCCTGGCGATCTTGTAGAAGATGTTGTCGACCGGGTCGTTGGATGCGGTCAGCGTGCGGGCAGTCGGATCAGTGTCCACGAGCACGTAGCCGTCGTTGGCCGTGATCAGCGGCAGCGGCACCATACGGTCGCTGTTCCCGTCCTCCACCCAGCAGGTGCCGGGCGGCACGATGAACTGGGGGTACGAGGTGAGGTCGCCGCGGTTGGCAAGCGTCACAACGCCTTCGCCGCCGCCTGTGAAGTGTGCGGCGTTCTCGTGGGTGTTCTGCCAGGTCTTCCAGAAGCTCGGCTTGCTGTAGTAAGGCTTCTGCGCGATCCACGTCAGATTCCACGAGGCGAAGTTGTTGCCGAACGCGACTGGGTCCCGCTTCTGGCTGCCGCTGACGGTCTTCGCCGGCCGCACCCGAAGCCACCTCCACCCGGAGTAGCGGGTGTACACGCCGAGCCAGCCGTCGCGTTCTTCGTCTTGGCCTTGCCACCAACGGGATTCGGCCATCCGGTACTGGTAGTTGTTGTACGGGATGGCGCGGCCACCGATCTTCACGCCGAGGTTGATTTCACGCTTGAGGACGTTGACGCGTTCCACGGTGGCGCCCATCTCATAAGCGCCCTCGGACAGCAGCAGCTCGAACGGCCAGTGGTGCTCGCCGTCGAACTCCTCCGCGAGATGCACGCCCTGGCGACCGGCGAGCGGGCCGCCATACAGGTCGTAGCGGAACCCGTCCGGGGTGATGTACATGAGGCGGGTTTCCAAGCCCTGCAACGCAGGCCGCAGCTTGTCCCAGTCGTCGTAGGCGGCAAGCTCGGCCTGGCGGATGAATCTCAAGGCAGCCCCGGTAGCGCGGACGAGAAGCTGCGGTCCCGTGACACCATGGGGCCGCGGATGGAGTCGGTGATCTCCTTGTCGGAGTGGCCGACCTGACCGTTGAACTGGATCCGGTTGTCGTTGACGATGGGCTGCTGGCTGTTCGGCAGGTAGTTACCGACCTGGGGAAGCACCGACATCACGGTGTCTCCGACCGACGAGATGCCGCCACCGCCACCGAAATCGAATCCGCCGAGTCCGCTGGACTGGAACGCTCCGCGCTGCGGACCGCCGTAGGCGTTCTGCGCCATCCTGCCGAAGACGTTCGCGCCGCCGGTGAACAACTTCCAGATGCCCCAGTCCATCGGGTTCGAGAACACGGAGCCGTCGAGTCCGAGGAATTCGAGGCCGCCCTTGAGCATGTCCTTGACCAGGCCTGCACCGTTCATGCCGCTACTGCCTTCCTTGGCGGCGGTGAACTTGCCGCGCTGTGCGTCCTGGAGGTCCTGGCGGGAGTCGCCTGCTTCGCGGCGAGCCTTGTCGGCGTCGCGGCGGGCCTTCTCCACGTTGTTGTCGGCCTGCATGACCTCAAGGTCCGAGGCTGCGGCGGTGAGGTTCTTGCGCTTCTCCTCGGCCTCCTTGACGTGGGCGTCGGCGTCGCGGATGCGCTGATCGGCATCGGCGACACGCTCCTGCGCTTCGCGAATCTGCTTGGGGTCCTGGGCGAAATAGCCCGGCTGGCCTTGCTCGTTGTAGCCGGGCGTGCCGACGCCGGGACCGTAGAACGGCCCGAATCCGTTGACCAGCGGCCCGGTACGCCCCCGGAGGTCGTACGTCGAGCCGCTGGGGCCAACGTAGGGACCGCTGTAGCCGCCGGACGACGATCCGCCCGACAGCCGCCCGTAAGAGTTTGCCGCGGCACCCTTTTGGGACTGGATCTCCTTCAGGTATGCCTGCCGGCCGCCGGCGAACGCAGCGTCCGCCGACAATGCACCCGGGGCCTGCTGCAGCCAGAAGATGTTCTTCCAGATGTCGTCGGACGCCCCGGGCGAGGACATCTTGGACTGCAGCCGCTTGAAGAACTCGGCGATGTTCTGGTTCGGGTCGTCACGGCCCGCATAGCTGCCGTCCTGCTGGAAGATCCCGTGCCAAGCACCCCCGCCGCCGTCCTGCATGACGAGCCCCGACTCCTGCATCGCCGTCGAGAGGATCGCTTGCGTCTGCTCCGGGGTGAACCCACGCTTGGTCGCCTCCCCGATGATCGCCGAAGCGATCTCGTCCTTCGACGAGCCGGCCGACAGGTTCCCGACACCGGCCGGCCCCGTCGCGCCAGCCGAGTAAGCGCCTGCGGGGAGCTGGCCACCGCCACCCAGCGGCTGCGCTGCAGCGACGTGAATGTGGTTGCGGTGATGAGCCATCTCAGCTTCGCCATAGATCGCGCGGGCCGCCGCCCCCTCAGCCCGCTGGCCGCCCACGTTGAACCAGACACGTTGCGGGTCATCGAAAATGATCTGCGTGAGCTGATCACGCATCGACCACAGAATGTCGAGGTTGCGGCTGGACGGGTCGACGTCGATCGCGGTGCCCTTGGGGTGGTTCTTGCCGTCGTCGTCGTGGTCGGTCTTGGCGGCGGTCAGGATTGCGCTCGGGTTCTGCGTCTTCAGTGCCTCCCAGATCGACAGGTTGACGGTGCCGCCGCCCATGCGGTTGATTTCGTCTTGAGTGACGCCGTTGTAGCCGCCCTGGTCGAACACGCCGAGCATGTGCCCGGTCTGCGCCCAGATGTCGATGGACCGCTTACCGCCCTTGAGGGGGATGAAAGCCTCACCGCCAGTGGATGGTTCGGCCCATTGCACCAGACCGGCGCCAGCCACTGGTGGCTGGATCAATGCGGTGCGGGGGAGCTTGCCGTCGGCGAACGACGACACCGAGTTCCAGACGTCGAAGATTCCGCCGGTGGCGCGCGGCGGCATGATCAGTACCGGGATCCCCGATGGCGGGAGCACCGGCATGACGCCGTTGGGTGCCCCGGTTCCAGGGGGGCCGATGACGGGCTCGGGCATAGCGGTGTTGCTCGGGTACAGCTTGTCGCTCCAGCCGCCCGAGAGGGTTCCCTTGCCGAGGTCGTTGAGCTTGCGCTCGGCGTCCTTGGTGTCGACGGTGACCGGTATTTCGACCTTCTTGCCGGTCGTCTTGTCCCGCCACGCATCCAGAACCTTCTGCCCCTCATCGGTTTTGGGGACAACCTGGAACTTGCCGTCGGGCAGCTGCTTGACCTCCAACCCGATCTTGTCGAGCTTCGCGGTGACTTCGGGCTCGTTGGTGTCGATGAAGACGGTGGTCTTGTCCTCGCCCAGCGACACCTTCGCCTTACCCAATTGGTCGGTCAGCTTCGCTGCGGTCTTGGCGCCGTCGCTGACCTTGTCGAAGTAGTTGCGGACATCGTCACCCCGCTCCTGAAACATCTTCTTGAGGTCCTGGCCCTGTTTCTGCAGGTCCTTGCCCCACCCGTAGAAGTCGTCGGCGCGGGTGCGCTCCTGCTGCGCCTTCTCGTCGTTGCCGAGAATGTCGTCCCACACTGCGCGAACCTGCATCCACGCTCCGGCCACGTCACCAGTGGCCGCAATGATGTCGCCGACCGCTTCCACCAAGTCGCCGGCGAACATACCGACGCCCTGCCCGGCGTAGATCGCGATATCGCCCATCGCCTGGAAGAAGCCGACCAGATCCGACTGATGGGTGGACACCCAGTCGCCGAGGTGCTGTAGGCCGTCGTCGACGAAGCTGAACACCTCGCTGGACAACGGCTGCAATGCGTCAGATGCCTTGTTCTTCAGTATTTCCCACTCGTCGGAGAACGTCTTGGTGGCGTCGACGTCCTGCTTGATGGTGGTGCCCGTGCGCTGCAGCGCTTCGTCGAGCTTGCCGACGTCGAACACGTTGCGCTTGATCGCGTCGACGAATGCCAGACCGCCGCGGCCACCAAACAGCTTGTCGCCCAGCTTGATCGCGTCCGCGTCCTTGCCGGCCTGCGCGAGGCGACGGATCTCGTCGACCATCTCGCGGAACACCTGCGGGCCGCTCTTGCCGTTCCTGGCGAGCGTCGTCATGGCCTTGGAGAGCGGTTCGACCATCCTCGCCGGGTCCAAACCGGCCTCATCGAACAGCCCGAGAAGCGCGGTGGTCTGCCCTATGTCCATGCCGATCTGCTTCATGGCAGGGCCGGCCTTCGCCGCGATGTCCACCAGAGTGTTGACCGGTATCTGCGTGGCCTGATACGCGTTCTTCAACGAATCAAGCACCGATACTTGGTCTTTGGCCTCGATGTTGAACATGTGGAACAGCGAGCCGAGCTTGGACACGTTCACCGGCTCGCCGCTGATCCGTCCCAGGTTCGCGATGTTCGTGGTGACATCGATCAGGTCGGTGCTGGCCAAGCCGAGGGAGCGGTGCACCTCGCCGGTCATCTTCCCGATTTCCTCGGTGGCCAAAGGAACTTGGTTCGCGACGGCCATGGTCGCCCGCTTCAGCTCCTCCAGCTCCGGGCCGGTGGCGCCGGTCTGGAACCGCAGCTTGGTGGACAACGCGTCATACGATTCGCCGAGGTCGTACAGGACCTTCATCGCTCCGGCAGATGCCGCCACCAGCCCGGTGATCGCGCCGATGGTTACCGAACCCACGGTTGCGCCGAGCGCCGCGGCACCGTTCTCGGCACCCATCAGGGCTTCGCCCAGCGACCCCGCGTTCTTCCCGAGGCGCCCGAGCACACTGCCGACCATTTCGCCGCCGGAACCCAGCTTGCTGACGGACTTCTCGGCGCGGTCAAGGGCACCGCCGAGGACGTTCGCTGCGGTGCCGGCCACCTGCCGCATGGAGTTGTCCGCGGCACGCATCGACCGTTCGTGGTCGCCTTCAGCCTTGCGGAGCTTGTCCAGAGCGTCGAGGTGGGTTCGTTGTGCGCGAGCGAACGCCTCCTCGGCGGTCTTCCGTTGCGCCGCAGTGGCCGTCGCCTTGGAGCGAACCTCCTCCAGTTTCGTCTCGGCGACCTGGACGCGGCCGGCGGCGTCAGCCTCGGCCTTGCGTGCCTTCGCGACAGCGAGGCTCGCGACCTCAACCTTCTTGAGGCTGCCTTCGGCCCGGACCGCACCCTGCTCGACGTTCTGCGCGAGCTGCGAACCCATCACCTTGCTGGACCGGGTGAACGTGTCCTGCGCGTTCGACGCGATCTGCTGGACACCCTTGTCCAGGTTCGATGCCTCCGGCCAGAGGGAAACGAGAACCCTTGCCAGCTCGATTGTGTCGGTCATGTGGTTACTCCTTTCCGTTCAGGCCCGAGAACACGTCCCGGTGTGGGTGGGGTGCGGGCGTAGTTCTCCGCGATCAGGCGGTCGAACTCGTCCATGGGGAGGGCGTCGAAGCTGTCGACGCGCTTGGGGTCGCGGCGCGGCGCTTCCTCGGGAACGCCGGGGCGGGGCATCCGGCGTTGCAGGTCAACGAGTCCCGTCTTCTGCTCCATCTGGGTCGCCAGAAGATGGGCTTCTTTCGTCCAGCCGCCGGCGGACAGGAACACCGAGCTATTCGGCGGCGCGGCAAGGACTATCGCCGCGAACTCGGTGAGGTCGAGACGGGTCCCAACATCAGATGCCCGGAACCCGAGGGCCAGAAGGTCGCGCTGAACAGCCAGCCAGTGGTCACCAACAATGCTGGTCAGCGCACCTATTTTTCCGCTGAAAGCTTCGCTTCAGCGAACCACTCGTCCAGGAACTCGCGCATCTCAGCGGCCGGCAGCTGAACTACCTGGCGCTGGATAGCCTTTGGCACCTGGGCGTGGTCCATCCACACGAACGCCTGGAACTGGTCCGGGGCGTTGTACAGCTCCCACCAGAACTCGGTGGTCGGCGGACGGACCGCGATGATGCTGGGGAACACGATGGTGTCGCCGGTGGACGTTTTGTACTTGAACAGCTTCGTGCCGACCGGGTACGGAGAAGGAGCCCCCGCCGGAGCGGGGGTTCCCTTCTCGCCAACCGCGGCGGCAGCCGTCTTGCGCGGTGCGCGGCGCGCAGTCGTCTCGCTCAAACCGTCACCACGCCGTCGTTCCAGTACTGGTACCCGTGGTTGCCGTTCTCGTCGGGGAACGGCTTCATCGTGCACTCGTACGAAGCCAGCTCGGAGTGGACCCACTTGAGTGGGCCGACCGAGGTGATACGGCCGATCGGGATCACCAGGCGCATGCTGATCAGGTTGTAGAACCCGTCGACGATCCAGGCGCCGGTGTCGAGCAGCTTGGAATTCAGCTTCGCGGCCAGCTCAGCGCCGCTGGTGGTGGTCGCCGGGGTGACGGTGACGTTGCTGCTGCCGTGGACAGCCTTCTGCACGTCGGCGTTCATGACCTGCAGCAGGTTGAACTTCAGCTGCAGGCCGTACTTCTCCTGCAGCACCGCAACCAGGTCGCCACCCCAGTTGTTCTCTTCCTTGTTCGACCGGTCCTCGGTGCGTTCCACACCGGTGGCACCGACGTGACCAAGGTTCTTGAACGCCGTGTCGGGAGCACCGATCGCCGTGGTGGGCAGCGTGGCACCGACTGCGGCGCGCAGGATGCCGCCGGTGACCCGCGGGGACGGGGCGGCCAGCTCCAGCACATTGTTGAGAGCCATGCGGGCTTTCCTCTCGTGAAATACGAAAGGCCGCCCCGGACGGGACGGCCTTATCTCTCCCGCGCGGGGCGGTGAGCTATGGGGTGATGGGTGAGCCGATGGGCTGGCCCTGGACGATCCAGGTCACCATCGATCGATAACGCGGGACGTTCGGAACGTCTGGGTCATTGAGGCTGTGCGGCAAGATGTCTGCGTTCGCGAAGCTCACGAACCAGCCGTCGACGGTGTCGCCGCGAGCCGCTACCAGCAGCGCGGTCGCCGTCCGGGAGGTCAGGGACGCGGCCACCTCGTCCGGGTCGTAGCTGTGCATGATCACCGACCGGCTGAACTCCAGCGGGTTGAGCTGGTGGCCGCCGCCGTCCTCTAACTGGAGAATCTGCGACGGCTTGGTGCGGTTGGCTGGCGTCGGACGGACCCGGGTACCTATCGGGACCGTTATCTCGGTGCGGCCCTTCAGGAATATGCGGGCCAGAGCCTGCACGTCGGGCGACAGGATCGGGGGGTAGAGGCCCACTACGTCTGCCACCTCAAGGACGCGAGGCCCTTCATCAGCAGCGCGTGCTTCGCTTCCTTGGCGCGGGCTTCCGGGGTTTCGGCTGCCACGAAGGCGCGGGGCCGCTGGGTGCCCGGCTTGTCCTGCAGCGTGACCTCGAAGCCGTCGCCGCACAGCTCGGCGAGCTTGTCGGCGTAGTCCTTGACCACCTGGGCGTGCATGTGCCGGATCTGCTTGTAGGCGGCCATGTTGTAGATGATCTTGGGTTCGGCCATCAGCCGATCCGCCTCAAATGCAATGCGCCGCCGAACAACCGGCTGTACCGCTTCCACGGGCCGTTGCGCCAGTCGCTGTCCGCGCCTGGTCCGACGACCTCGAACCGGTTGCCGACGATGTCCACTTCGTCGCGGCTGCCGTACACCTCGGGGGTCTTGACCAGCATCCGCAGCTCGGTTTCGTACCGGGAGATGGTGTCTGGCGATACCGGCTCCTTGGCGTTCCGCGGGTAGAAGCAGATCACCTTGCGCGGCACCGGAACATCGGAAACGTGCCCGATGGGGTTGCCGTGCGCGTCCTCGCCAGCGTCGTCGACAAACTGGTAGTGCTGGATGGTGTACGGCTCGGGGTAGATCACCCAATGCCCTTGATCTGGTAGTTGACCAGCCGGCTCCGTTGGCTCTCAGTCAAAGCTGTGCCGACGTCGCCGCGCAGCTTGATCTTGAACGGTCCGCCGTCGACCTCCGACGCGATGGAGGTCGGCAACTCGATGGCCTTGGATGCCAGCTCCAAGATGACGGTCTTCACGTCGTCGGGAACCTCGGGGTATCCGTGTGTGAACGTCACCTTCGCGTTGCGACGCGACGGATAGCCGTAGACCGGCCAGTAGTAGCGGCGCGGCCACGACACCGTGTTCCGGTGGATGAATCCGGCTGGGTCCCAGTCGTAGTCGGCTGGGTCGAGCGTCAGGTCCTCCACCGTCACCGTCTCGACGTCGGTGACGTGCAGGGAGGGAAGCAGGATGGTTCCGAGCTGGCCGACGGTGCACGGCAGTTCCTCCTCGCGGCGGCTGGGCGCGATGTGCCATCCGCACCAGGCGCGGACCGTGGCCTCAGCAGCGTCGAGGAAGAACTGCTGGTCGCCGCTCTCAAACTTCGCCAGGTCAGCGGTTGTGACCAGCTCGGACACCTGTTACGCCCCTGCGTCGGTCGGTGCAGCGTCCTTGACAGGCTCCGGCTCCTTGGCCGGCGCTGCAGGAGCTGCGGCCTTGGCCGGTGCCCTCTTCGCCTCTGCCACAACCGGCTTGGACGCAGTGGCGGGTGGCGCCGGGACAGCCTTCTGCTGCGCGGACGGCTCGTCCTTCTTCTCGACAGGCTCGCCCCAGGCGGCGAGCTTCTCGTCGATCGCTGCGGTGTCCAGCCCATACCGTGCAGCGGTTACACGGTTCTCCTTCAGGGCTGCGACGGTGTCGGCCTTGAAGTCACGAATCAGGTTTTCTGCCATGAGATTTGTCTCCTCTCAAAGGGTTTGGAGGTGAACCCCCAGCCCGATCCGGCTCGAACGGACGGGCTGGGGGTCACCTGGTGGGTCAGAACGTCGGCGCGGTGAGGCCGCTGATCTCGACCACGGACTGCGGGTAGCGCTCCGCGGTGAAGGCCAGGTAGCCGTACACCTGCAGAGTCACCTGCAGGTTGTGGCCGCCCACCTCGTTGAGCACCCGGGTGCGGATACCCGACTCGAACAGCAGCAGGTCCGGGGCGCGCAGCACGTACACCACGTCCTCGTCCGAGTTGGTCCCCAGGGTGGTGGGGAGGTTCGGGTCGGTGACCACGGGCAGGCCCTGGATTTCACCGACAACCTGCTGCGAGGCAACAGCGTCGAGGGTGGCGACGTTGTTGAACGAGCGGCCGGCCGGCAGAACCAGCGGACGCTTCTGGCTGTCCAGCTGCCCGGTCAGCCACGCCCAGCGACGCGGGTGCATAACCACGACGGTCGGCGACAGGAACCGCAGGGTGTGGACGCGCTGGATAGCGTCGGCCAGAGCCCCGTAGAACTTCGTCAGATCGACGGCGGTGACCGCGATGGTCTGGATACCCGGGGTGTTGTGAACACCCTTGACCTGCCCGGCGGTACCGGAACCGGTCAGGGTGGCCAGGTCCACCTTGGTGCCGTAATCCGCGATGAGGTCCTGGAACACGACCTCGTCGAAGTTGATCGGCGACTGATCCAGCAGCTGGATCGCGATGTTCTGCTCGCCGGCGATCGTGCGAACATCCGCACGGATCTGGGCGTCCTGCAGGTCCTGCGAGGCGACGGCCGCGTTGTCGGCAGTCTGGGCTCCGACCAACGTTCCCCGGGTGACCTTGGGGATGTTGATGCTGTCGGTGCCGGCGGGCAGGGGCTGCTGGGTGAGCAGGTTCGCGAAGGCGCGACCGGAGCGGGCCAGCTCGATGTACTGGCTCACCAGGTAGATCGGCGGCACGAAGTAGCCGCCGTTGCCGTCGACGCGGTCCAGGGCACGGTAGTTCGCACCCTTGACGTCCACGGCGTGCCGACGCAGCCGCTCAGCAGCCGAACCGTCGGTGTCCTGGTTCATCGAGTACAGGACGAGGTCCTTGAAGTAGGACCGGCCGCTGCCCTTCTCGTATGCCGCGGCTTCCTTCACCTCGGCGATGCGGGCCTGCGCCTTGCGGACGGCCTGCGCCTGCGAGTCGAGGCGCCCGGAGCGCTCGATCTCGTCGGACAGTTCCTTGACGCGCTCGTCAAGGCCATCGCACTCGGTCTGCTTCTTCGCGATCTCCGCGGTCTTGGCGCGGAATTCGACATCTTCCTCGGCAGACAGGTCCTCGCGGGCCTCTTCCTTGACGATGTCAGTGATGGCCTGTCGTTCGGCCATCAGCTTGTCCAGCTCCTCGCCGGCCTTGGCGCGCAGTGCAAGGAGCCGCTTCAGACGTTCCTCCATGATGGGGAACTCCTTTCAGTGGTTTGCCCTTGTGGGCGTGGTGTTTTCGGGGGATGCGCGCCCAGTGCCAGGGCTGTCCGCGGTGCCCGCCCAGTGCCAGGGCTGCGGCAGATTCCGGGCAACAAAAAACACCCCGGGGATGCCGGGGTGTTGAGTTGGTTGCCTGGAACGTTTTGTGGCGCGCCGGAATTGGCGCAGAGGGGAAGAGAGCTAGGCGACGCGGGTTGGGTCGATCTGGTTCAGCGCGTCCTCCAGGGACATGGGCTTGCCGTCGTCGGGTGCGAGCCCTTGGCGGCGCAGCGCCTCGTGCATCGACATGCCCTTGCGCTTCGGGGCCACCGTCTCAGCAGCAGCGGCTGCCGCTTCGGCGGCGCGCGCCGCGATGGCCTGAGCCTGCTTGGCTGCCTCGATCAGGCGAGTACCGTGCGGGGCCTTGCCGATGCCGTCGAGCACCTGGCGGGCGCGGCGCAGCAGGTCGCTGTCCGAGCGCACCTCGGCGAGCTGCTGCGGGGTGCTGTCCGCAATCACCTTGAGCGCCTGATCAATCGACTTCAGCTCCGCGCTGGTGGTCGGGTTTGCGCCGAAATTCACTACCGACACGTCACCCTTGTGCAAGGACACCTCGGTGATGGTGCGATGCGCATAGTCGTCGTCGGGGAAGGCGTCGGTGGCCGTCCACTTCTGGGTCTTCACCCGGAACGCGAACGACATCTCGTCCATGTCGCCGCGCCGCATCTTGGCTTCGAGCCGCTGCACGTCCGGGTCCGACCGGTCGAGCTTCGCCTCCACCTTCAGCCCATGGCTGTCGGTGGACAGGGCCAGGGTGCCGGACTTGGTGCGCGCCAGCGGCATTCCCTCATGGTTGATGAGCAGATGCAGGTCCGGCTTCTCGCGCAGGGTCTTGTCGAACGCCGACTTGTCCAGCTGCTCGATCCAGCCGCCCTCTGCGGGGCCGCCATACATCTCGTATGGCTCGAACGTGGACGCATACCCGGTCAGAATCAGCTCGTCGGAATCGTCGCTGACGCGCAGCTCGAACTGCCGCGCGGGCAGATGACGTTCCTCGCGGACGTCAATGAGGTTGTTGCGGTTCATTGCTCGTTGTCCTCCTCGTCCGGTTCCTGCTCCACGTCGTCTTCGGCGTCGGGGATGTCGTCTTCCGGTTCGTTATCGGTGGGCTCCGGGTCTTCACCGCTCTGCTGCCCGTTCGCGGGTGTCCAGCCGAGCGGGCCAAAGTTGATGGGCTGAATTCGGCCGTCCCCGTATGGAACTGGCGGAAGGTCCTCGAAGGCGCGGATATCGTCGACGCTGTAGGCGCCCATCTCGCGGCCCATCTTGTACGCCTCGAAGCGGGACTTCATGTCGCCACGGAGCAGACCGTCCAGGTTGAACTTGACGAACGTGCCGCGGGGAAGCATCTGAGAGAACGCTTGCTCGATGCACGTCAGCCACGGCTGCAGCGTGAACTTCACGAACCCGAGGGTCTGCTGCTCGATGCCGGTGCCCCAGGAAGTGGTCTTGGCGACATCGCCTATCATGTGGGGAGGGATGCGGAACAGCATCGCGATCTCGCCCCGCTGATACTTTCGAACCTCAAGGAACTGAGATTCTGTGGGGGACAAAGCAATTGGACGCCACTTCACGCCCCCGGACAGGATCGCAGGACGTCGCCGGCCTTGGTGGCTGGCGATCCACTGCTGCATGATGTGCTTGGCCTGGTCCTGGTCAAGGTTCTCCGAGGTTTCCAGAACCGACGACGGGTTCGCCGAGTCTTTGAAATAGTTCAGGCCGTACCGTTCGGCGGCCAACGCGATCCCGATGGCCGCGGCGGCACGCTGCACCGGTGACATACCGAGCGCGGCATCGGCGATGGGATACCGCTTCATATGCACCATGTCGCCGCTGCGGATCGTCTCGCCGTCGACCCGATAGGTCGGCTCCATCCAGCTGCGCCTGTCGGTGACGGTGACGGTCACAAAGTCCGGGTGCACCGGCATCAAACCGCGCGGATATCCCATGCTGTCCCGTGACACAACGAGATTGAAGGCGTTTCCGGTGACGGCCATGGCCTCCATCAGCATCCACAGCCACTCGAACAACGTGCAGTCCACAAACGGCTGCTGCACAAACAAGGGCTGCGGATCCAACAAGACCCGGCGCTGGCCTTGCTGCTTGTATGCGACCAGTTGCAGGGACGCGATGGTGTCGGCGAGCAGGGTGACGCAGGCGGTGAACGCGGCGACCTGAGTTTCCCGGGCGCCGCGCGGGGTCACGCTGTAGCTGTTCGACCCCCACGGATACATGGCGTCGTCCTCGGCCGGCGACGGCACGAACGACGAGCTGGTCAGCACCCGCTCCTCGGCGGCCGGTGGCCGGGCGAAGGCGCGGGACAGGAAGCTCACTCGCTAACCCCCGTACTCACAGCCATTTTCGGGGGGTCCAGCGCCAAACCGACCACGATCAGCGCGATTCCGCCGACAATCAGCCCCAACCACGGGGCAACCAGCCAGAATCCGCCCACAATCGCGGCGACACCGACCAGCTCCACCGTCACTGACAGCACCGAAATCAGCGAGATATGCGCTGGCGCAGCGGAATCCGCCACTACTCGCCGCCATCCTTAAGCCACTCCATGATCTCCTCCTCGGTGGGCCATTCGTGAATGTTCGGGACCTTCTTTGGTTCCTCCAGGCCATGGGACTCAGCCCACGCCGCCGCGGCGCACGCCAGCAGCGGAGAAGCATCGACCGGCGACCCCTTGCGGTCGAAAACCCATGCGTCGCCGAGTGGTCGGGCGCCCGTCGACGCTGCCGCTGCATCCAGAGCAGGGGAGGGACGGTGCCGGATATTGCGTTGGATGACCTTGTCGAACAGGTCCCCGCAGCCCTTCGTGAGGTCTGAACCGCCCCATTCCAGTACGGGGATACCGGCTTTCACCATGTCGGGGATGAGGCCGGACACGGGGGCGCCGCGCACCTGCGCCGCGACGGCCTGGAACTTGCCGACGCGTTCCTCGGTGGTGAACCAGGGGACTATCCAGTCGGTGCCGCGCTCGGCCGCCGCAATCTCGATGTGCAGCAGCCCATCTTGGCGCCGCGACGCGATTGCAATGTAGGAACGGGACCGTTCGAAGTTCACATCAACTGCAGCCCACACAGGTGCCCCCTCAGCCCGCCTGGATTGCGGGTCGATCGTGGCCTCCCAGTGCTCGGCCGGGAGAATGCCGGGGGCGAGGGTGTCCACCCACTGGCACAGGTGCTCGGTCTTGAAGCCGGCGATGTCGGCGCGCTTGGCCTCCAACTTCGCGGCGAGCGCGTCCTCGTCCCAGCCGGGCAGCCATCCCATCGCCGGGTTGGCCATCGGCCAGAACTCGCGCTCGGTCGGGTCGGAGTCGTCGGGGACCGACCACTCGAACAGGCCAGTCAGCGTTTCCGACGTGGTCCGCGAGAAGATGTCGGTCAGGCAGCCGTCGCGCAGCGACCGCAGCACCACCGACCGTTTGTCGCCGGCGTTCGATGCCGCAACAACCTGGCTGTTCTCCCGGGCAGTTGTGGTGGGCGCCACCGCATCCCAGGTGAGCCAGTCGTGGTGCTCACGCAGCTCGTCCATCTCGGCAAGGTCCACCGACAGCGATCGGCCGGCCTTGCGGTTCGCGGCCATCGCCCGCCACACCCGCTTGCCGGTCAAGAACATGGCGTGCTTGCCGTTCGCGGTGCGGTGCCACCGGAACTCGGACTTCAGGACCGGGCATTCCTTGACGTCGTCGACGACCTCGCCCAGCGTCGCCTCGGCGTACTCCAGGCCCTGCGCGGTGACGAGCACAGTCTTGGCTGGCGGCGGCTTCCCGGGAACGAACTTGCCGGTCGGATTGACATACATTCGCCAGAGCCCAAGTCCCTTGAGCCACTGGGTCTTTCCGTTCTGGCGCGCGATGAGAACGACGACAGTGCGGAACCTGAATCCGGTGCCGGTGGCGCTCTTTTCCAGAGCGTGGATATACAGCCACTTCTGGTAGGGCAGCAGCTCCCAGTGCAGGACGTTCTCAAGGAAGTCAATGCACGAAAAGCCCCACGACGTAGCCGAATTGAGGCCGCAGCCGCACATGCAGCCGTCTGGGAGGCCTTTGTCGCAGTGCTCAGGTAGCGGTGGTGTGAATAGCCGTGGGGTGGTGGAACCCTTAAGCGTTCTGTCGAGAACGCCAGGCGGCGAGGTCACTTACCGGGGCGCCTTCAGCGTCGTCGGTGTCGTCAGTGTCTCCGTCGAGCGGAGGCTCGGGCGGCTCCGCGTTGCCCGGTCCGCCCGCGGGAATGTCGAGTCCGTAGAGCCGGGCCTGCTGGGCGAGAATCCGCCGGCACACTTCCGCCGAGCGGTGGTCCCCGGCCAGCGCCTTCGGGAAGTGCGCTTTGAACAGGGCTTCAGTGCGCTCCACGTACACGTCGAACGCCTGATCCACCAGACGATCCCGGCGCCGGGCAGCCTTGGCCATCTCCCGCTTGATGATCGCGTCGACACTCGCCACCGACGCCAGATCCACAGCCTCGGCGATCTGCCGATAGGTCGCGCCGGCCACGAACAGCTGCAGGACCTTCGCGTCCCGCTTCGCCCGCTCCGGCCCCTTCACGCGCCGCCAGCCAACGACACTTCGCGGCCGTCGAGCACCGGCACCACACCGGTGTGCTCCTCGAACCGGCGCGCGATCACATCGGCGTACTTCGGGTCCAGCTCCACGCAGAACGCCCGCGCACCGAGGCCCTGCGCCGCGATGAGCGTCGACCCCGACCCGGCGAACGGATCGAACACCACGCCGCCCCGAGGGCAGGAGTTCGTGAGCATCGCGGCCACGAGAGCGACGGGCTTCATCGTGGGGTGCTGCTCGTTGCGGGCCGGCTTGTCGACCTGGAACACCGTGGCCTGGCTGTTGTCGCCGAACCAACGCTCGCCGCCGCGCCCCAAACGGCCATCGCCCCCCGGAGTGAATCCGTACAGTATCGGCTCGTGTTTGTAGTGGTAGTCCGATCGGCCCATGACGATCGTGTTCTTCACCCACACCAAGTTCTGCCGCACCAGCAGCCCGGCGTCGCGCATCGCGCCCTCGAACGTCACCCGCTCGGTATCGGCGTGCGCGACGTACACCGGCGCCCCGGGCGCGCACACCGCGGCGACCGTCGCGAACGCGTCATCGAGCAGCCCCCGCAGCCCAGCGGCTCCGTCGTTCTGGATCGTGAGCGCCTTCTTGGTCTTGCCGACGTAATCCACCCCGTATGGGGGGTCCGTCCAGACGCAGTCGGCGCGCACATCGCCGAATAGGCGCTCCACAACCAGGTCCGTGTCGGTCGACGAGCCCACCAGCAGCCGGTGCGGTCCCAGCTCCCACACCTTGCCCAGCTCGGACACCGGCTCTTCCGGGCTCGCCGGGACGTCATCGGGATCCGTCAGCGGCGCATCCGGGAACAGGTCGCGCCGCAGCTCCTCCAGATCGGCGTCCGAGTAGCCAGTGCCCTCCAGGTCCTCCAGCGAGTCCAGGAGCGCGAACAGCTCGTCGTCGTCATAGTCGCCCAGGTCCGCCAACTTGTTATCTGCAGCAACGATCGCCTTCGCACGCTGGTCATCGACGTCAACGAACCAGACCGAAACCTCACTCCAGCCGAGTTTGCTGGCAGCCCGCAGCGTGTGGTTACCCGCCAGAACCTCGTTTTGGCGCCCCGTCAGCGAACCCCGATTGACCACGAGTGGCTTGTACTGGCCGTTCACAGCCAACGACTCCGCGATGGCGTCGATGCGACCGCGCCGAGGGTTGCCCTCAAACAAGCGCAGATCGGCCACGGACACCATTGCCGCGGAGTTAGCTGTGATCGACACTCAGTCTCCGTTTCTGTTCGTTTTCGCAGGAGGGGGAGGCCCTATTGCCGGGCGCCGGGACCGGGTAAGGGTTGCCTCGGAGATTTGACCCCGCCCCCCCGGTCGCATATCCGCAGGTCGTGCGGCCTTTTCGGGTGGGCTGTGACGCGGGGTGTCTGTTACCGCTGTGCATAGCGGCTGACCTGCGGCTTTGTAGGCTCGCCCTAGCGCTTTGCTGGCCCTTGGGGAAAGTTTGCTGGCGCTCGGCGCTGCATGGGCGTGGGGTGTCGTCGGCTGCTGCTGAGGTCGCTCAGGAGGACGGTCTGCGTGGCTCTGGTGACCGTCTGCCTGGTGCGTGCGGCTCTGGCACAGCTAACTATCCGGTGCTGCTACCAGGCTTCGGACGGCTGACCTATCTGGATGTGGGGTTTGCTGTCGCCGCGCTGGGTGTTGCAGTGCAGGTGCGCTGGTCGGAAGTTGAGCGGGTCCATCGCCAGATCAGGGCGTTCCTTGACGGTCTGTGCGTGGTCCACGCTGAAGCTGTCCGGGTGCGGGAAGGTCAGCGAGTAGTCGATCGGCCGGTTGTCTAGCCAGCAGATCGCCTGCGTGGCTTCGCACTGGGCACGGAAGTCGGCCTTCAGCTTGCGGTAGGCGCGGCCTTCGGGACGTCCGGTGGTGTTGTTGAGGTACGGCATCGCAGCCGGGTCGAACGCTGCGGTCGGGTCAGGGTCGGCGCCGTCGTCGTAGTCCGGTGTCTGGTCGACGGTGGGTGGAGCGTCTGGGTGCTGCTCGTACCAGCGGTGGACAGCCTGCAGCATCCAGGACGGTCGTTCCTTCTTGGCGCGGGGTACCACGACGTCGCGGCCAGGATCGATGACGATGACCTGGGCACCGAGCGCCTTGTAGCGGGTCAGGGTCTGGTCGCTGGGTGTGGAGTGGATGACGTACACGTTGGTGTCGGCGATGAGGCGCAGGGCGGCGTCGATAGCGGCTTGCCGTGCTGCCTGGGTGACCGTCTTCACGTGCTGCGTGTGGTCGTGCTGGCTGCCGTGCGGTGGGGTCAGGGTGCAAGCCAGGGCGTCGAAGTCGATCGTGATGTCACCGGTACGGGCGTTGGCCTGCACCCAGGTGGACTTGCCAGCAGCAGGCGGCCCGGTCACCACGAACAGCACTACACGCCCTCGAACATGAGCGGTGTCTGGCTGTGCGTGCGGTCGTTGCAGTTCCCGGTCACCGTGATCTGCCCGCACGTGGCGCAATGCAGTACGGCGCCGCTCGTGCATGGATACCAGATCCACGGGCCTGGACAGCTGACAGAACCTCTCGACTGGTTGGCCTGGTCTTTCATCGGATAAGGCCAGGTCGTGATCGCAGATGTTCTCGAGCTGTGGTGATACCGCTGAGTAGGCGCAGCAGGGGACGCTTCCACCGCGGTGCGGTCAGGTACCGCATGGTGGCCTGCACGTTGGTGAGCATTGCGAGCGTCCGTCCGACTGGGTCCTGCGCGACGGGCTGGCTGGTGTCGACGTGGACGATGCCGGTGCGCGGGTCCACCCCACGCCACGAGCTGAGGCGTGTCCATCAGCGGGTGCTGGGTGGCTTCAGGGTGTCTGCGTCGCCGACGCACGGGCAGGAGTCCATGGTGTCGCCGCCGTGCCATGGATGTGCGGGCTCAGGGCACTCGCCGGGTGTGTGGGGCTGGTGGGGGCCGCAGTACCCGCACAGCGGGTCCGGTGCCGGAACGTCAGGGCGTTGCACGAGGACGTGGACCCGGTGCCAGGTGTACTCGGAGACGTCGCCGGCGACCTGACCGGACAGTGCTGTCAGCTGCTCCTGCTTGAGGGTGGCCAGGTTGAGGATGCTGTGTGCGTACGTGACCAGGACAAGGCCCTCGGCGTTCGCCTTGTTCTCCCACCACTCGCGGTGCAGCCACAACCACACGTCGGAGTCGGCGTCCGGTGGCAGCGGGGTGATCTGGGTGTACTCGCGCTCGTCGATCGGCTCGGTGCTCACCATGTCACCCGCTCGTGGGATCGGGGCGCGTAGTAGATGCGTGTTGGTGGACCCCACAGCAGCTCCAGCGGGAACTCGACGTCGTCGAACACGTAGGTGTCCCACTTGTGGGTTGGGGCGGCGCTCCGGGCCTTCATGGAGCGGAAGGTGACCTTGCCGCCAGAACGGTGCTCCACCACGGCGGCACTGTTCGTGTCGGTCACGCGCAGTTGGTCGATGTCCGGCGACAGGTGCTCGTGGACCAAACGCCGGAGCGCCTCACAGGCGATTGGCCAGTTCACCGTCTCGTAGCGCACCTTGCGCCCGCGCCGGATCTCGCCAGCGACGAGGTCGAGCAGCAGATGGGTCTTGCCGTACTGGCGGTCGCCCTTGATCTCGATGAGCGTGACCCGCTCGGGTGCGGTCACAGCGAGTCTTCGGGAGTGCGGGCGATAGCTGCGTTGGCCCACATCAGGGCCTCCTCCAGCTTCGTCATCGCCAGGGCCTTCTCGCGGCCCGGTGGCAGCACGGCGTCGAGCTGGTGTGCCAGCGCACTGGCACCCGTCCGTACAGCCTCGTGGACCTGGACCTTCGCATCGGAAGGGCGGTGGTAGTCGAAGCGGTTGTTGATGTCGGCCGTCGAAGCCGGGGTGTTGTGGAACACGACAGGATCTCCTTGTAGCCAGGTGTGGAAGGTGACGGCGATACCGGACTCGGCGATGGCCATCTGCATGTGCGCGTCGATCACGGGCATGGGACGGTCAACATGACCGTGAAGAACATGGGGCGCGCGCCCGCGGCAGCGGTGAGGCTGGCCTGCACGTCGGCGGTGATCAGGTCCGAGTCCGTGCACAGCAAAGCTGGACGTATCTGGCGGGCACGGAGCCGCAGCGCGGCGGTGCGGGTTGGGACGATCAGCCACTGCTTGCGGTCGACGCCCAGCGCGTCCAGAAGGCGTTCGCCCTGCTGCACCGTGCGGGCCAGCAGCACACCCGGCAGCTCCGTGCGCTGGAACGGCAACACCGCGGCGGTCATGACCCGGGCGGCGGATTCTGGGTGAACCAGTCCTGGTACCGCGACGCGTCCAGGAACGGATACCGCTGCACCGTGGTCAGGTTGACCGTTGCGCCGCCGGCGGTCGGTGCCTTGATCGCGAACGGCCGCCACGTCCGGTCGCCGCGGTTGAACACCACGTTCGTGAACGAGATGTCGATGTACAGGTCTTCGGTCCAGCCCAGCAGCGGGGTGTTCGCGATCAGCTTCAGGTTGAGGGTGCCGTCGAGCTGCTTGAGTTGACCCTCGTCGAGACGTGCCGTGAAGGTGTCCAGCGCGAAGTCCGTCGGGCGCGGGTTGTAGTTCGGGGCGCGGAACGCCCACCCGGCCGGCACCCGGTACCGGAACAGCATGGTCGCGGTGACCGGGCGAATGTCCGGTTCGTTGTCCGGGTCCGTGACGCGGTCAGCGACGCCGGCCCACGCGTCATAGGAGACGGTGAACGACTCGGGCGAGGCGAGCGCCGGGCCGGTCACTTGCTGTCGGCGTCCTCAACGGCAGCGGAACCGATGCACAGGCCCTCGGGTGCGTCGTCGGGAAAGTGGCCGACCTCGCCGGGACCCATGTCGACGCCGTCCACGGTGACGGTGGCGGACAGACCGGTGTAGGCGTCGCCGGTGTGGACCGTCTCCAACACGTGCGGCTGATCGGTGTCGAAGGCCGGGATCACCGGGGCGTCAGCGGCGGCGACAGCCTCCGGGATCTCCTGAGTGGCAGCGAACGTGAATGTGCCGTCGTCGGCCAGGTCGTGGGTGTAGGCCGCGACGGTCTGGCAGTAGATGACCTTGTCGTTGACGCGGACCTCAACGGTTGCGCTCATCGGGTTCTCCTTCGGTGATGACGGGGGTGATGTCGGTGCGGTCGGACAGCATGTCCAGGGCGAGGTCGATGGGGACGCCTTGCAGCCATATCGGGACAGCAGGATTTGGCATCGCGTCGAGTCTCCTTGTGCCACAACATGTTTAAACTTCCCGTTGTGCGTGCGCAGCGCACCCTCTCCCTGGAGATAAGTCGGGTGTCCTGGGTGTCGGCCCCGTCTCCGTTCAACAGCAAGAACGGATACCGACTGGGGCCTGATAGCTGCGGCGCCCGCGCGAGGGGCTGGCCGGCGGCCGTGCGCTTATCGGTGATGTAGCCGGGTTGACGCGACGCACAGACGGGAAGTGGCCTCGGGAAACGAGAGAGCCCCGACCGCTGGGGGTTAGCAGTCGGGGCTCAGCTATCGGCGCGAAGATACAGCTTCGCTTGCCCACCTGTATAACACGTCACAGCGACCAGCGACGGCAACGCTCACCGAGTGGGTGTGTCGTGCTGATTCGACGCTGGTTATCCGTGCGGGAGCCTTTGCGTCATCACACTTCCCGTAGCTGCGGTATTGCGCTGATCGGCAAATCCAAGGCGTGCCATAGCCGGAGCACTGTGAAGATCCCTGGATTGCGGGTTCGGCCTTCCTCAATCTTCCGGATCGTTCCAAGCGATAGGTCGGTGGAGCGCACCAGATCGTCCAGAGTGACGCCGCGACTCCGGCGCGCGAAGGCAACATACTCGGCGAGGCTTTCCTCCGGACGTGGCGCGCGGCAGCGAGGCAGCTTCGTCTTGATGCTCACGCTGACCTCCCGTCCGACTCGTTCTGATCGCTACTATTTTAACGCCCGGTTCGTAGCGTTCTGCTTGTAGCGCCCAAGTATTAACGCTATGATAGTCGCAACTTTAGAGAACGGAGCGCAGGATGACCGAGGTAGTTGCGGCCCCGTCGAAACCGCCAGCGGCACTGCGGTATCCAGGGGCTAAGTGGTCGCTCGCGCACCTGATCGCCGAGAACTTTGGCCCTCACTACCACTACGTCGAACCCTACTTCGGCAGCGGCGCAATCTTCTTCTCCAAACCGCCGTCGCCTCACGAGGTGCTCAACGACCTGAACGGACAAGTCGTTAACCTGTGGAAGATGCTCAGGGACCGTACGGAAGACCTGTGCTGGGCGCTGGAAACAACGCCATGGAGCAGGGACGAGTACAGCATCTCCGACGAAGTGACTGGCGATGACCTCGAAGATGCACGGCGTTTCGTCGTACGTGTCTGGCAGGCCCACGCAAGCGATCTCGCGAAGAAGACGGGGTGGAAGAACCGCGGTGTGCACCAACGGGCAGGCGGTATGTCGCACCGCTGGCAGAAGGTGCCCGACCAACTTCGAGCGCTTGCATGGAGATTGTCGGACGCGGAGATTGAGAACCGCGACGCCATATCGGTAGTCAAGCGATTCAACGGGCCTGATGTACTGATCTATGCCGACCCTCCTTACCTCCACGAGACACGGACACAGCGGATGTACGGCGAGGAAGTGGATATAGCTCACCACAAGGAGCTATTGGAAGCGTTAGAGGAGCATCGCGGGCCGGCGGTTATCAGCGGCTACTCGAACGACCTCTACGACAAGACGCTTAAGAAGTGGCGTCGCGTAGCGATGAAGGCTCCCAAGGTTGAGAAGGGTGCAGCCCGCGCCGAAGTCATCTGGATCAAGTCAGTTTGAAGGCTCCCGGCCATAGGTGCGGGAAGTACTCCTTCGCCCTGGTCGCTGGGCTAACGATGGGCGGCTTCTCTAGGGCGAAGCGTGGGGTGACCCACTCAGCCCAATCCAGCGGTGGCCACCACTTCAGTTGTCCCCCACTGTTTGGAAACCACTGCCACAGCCTGTGTTTACGGCTCCCGATCTGGACAAATCCGTCGATCCGAGTTTTCGTGGACTCCCAGGTGATTCCGCCAATGGGATTGAACCCGTACAGGTCCAATTTGTAGCAGGACAGCTGGAATTCGCTCCAATTCGAGCTACGCGACAGGATGAGGTATTTACTGCCATCGAGGGCGATATCGTGTTCGGCCGCCGCTAGCTTGTGCCAGGTGGTGATCAGCTCGATGATCGCGGGCCCGGCCAACTGCGGCTCTGTCACCCAGTTAATCTGCCGATCCAGCAGGTACTCCCTGAACTTCGCGGCAGAGTTGCTGAGCTCGACGAATGCGGCCTTCATGGAGGCAGGCGCGAACGCCGCCATCTTGCACGAAACCCCGAAGTTCTTCCCGTGGGGGACAAATCGCGTCACGTCGAAAACCCCCTTGTTCTCGGCCGCAACTCCACCAATGATGCTCGCCAGTCCGCGCTCGAAGTCTCGGAACCCTGGCATAGAACCCTGTGTTGTCTGGTTCTGACCTGATCCGTCCCGGTAGGTGCTCAGCACCAGCCGAAGTGCTTCCAACTCAACAGGGTTCAGCGCTCTGTCGCGAATTGGCAAGAGCGCGGCGGCGGCTGCCTTGGAACTCACCCTGACCGCCTATTTCGCCTAGTCCACACTGAGAGGTTCATAGATCTGTTCCTACAGCACACCACTGACAAACAGTCTCTTGGGGCGTCCGACCCTCAGCGACGGCGCTGGGCGACCGTGTGTAGGGCGAGTAGCGCGCCAGCAAGACCCGGGGCATCGACGATCGGGATCCGCGACGGGAACCCTGCAAGAGCGAGCCGGTTGTCCTGGTCGATGAACACCTCGCCGTCCGCGCACGGCTGCTCACTCAGCGGCACCCGCACTGACCAGCCTCCGTACCCGTCTGGGTCGATGTTGGGCAGCTGCACCAGCACGTAGCCCTCACTGGCGAGCAGCGCCGGCAGGACGGAGGCGATCCGGTCGGCGACCTCGTCGGCCGAGCGGACATGCATGTAGGCCGGAGGGTCGCTGATGAAGCGTGGTGTGACGTGGCGGCTCACCAGATCGGGTATGCCTGCGATCAGCCGGGTCAGCACCGCGCGGGCCGTCATGGACTGGTTGTACTCGCCCCCACCGACAGGCCACCGACCTCAGCGGCAGGCGTCGCCCAGTGCTCCGTGTACATGTCAACGAGCCAGTCGTCGACCTTCGCCCAGTTGGCTTCCTCGGGCAGGTCGGCCGTGTTGACCAGATGCTCAAGGTCGCAGGTGATCTCGTCGAGCCGGTCCATCACCTCACGAAGTGACACTTCGCCAGCCCGGACCCGCAGCAGATACTCGCGGTGCTCGGCGAGCATCGGCAGGTTGACCCGACCGTCCCGCATCGCTTCGCATCCCTGCAGCCCGAGGCGGATCGCGTGGTAGGCGTACTTGGTGTCGAAGCCGTACTGGGCGACCAGCTCGGGCCGGTTGGTATGCCGGTGGTGGGTTCCCTCGATCCCGCCACGCTGGCGGTTCAGGTAACCCAGGAAGCGCTCGCCGGCTGCCTTCGTCACGAACATGTCCGATGCTGCCTGCAGCTGCTCGCCGGCGCGGGTTCTGGTCACGACCTCCGCGTCCGGGAGCCACAGCAGCAACAGCACCGTCGGATTGCCTGCGGCGGCCAGCCTTGTCCACTTCCGCAGCGAGTAGATGACCAAGTCGAGGTCACCCGGTCCAGAGCGGGCTCCGTCAGGCTGCGTGCGGTAGATGTACTGCTCGAACTTCTCCAGGCCGATCACGGCCTCGGCTGGTTCGATGCAGATACCCATCTCGTCGCGGTCATCGTCACCGGTCGTGACGCCGTGCAGGCCAGAGCCGACCTGCCCGAGCAGGATGGTGTTGGCGACCGCGATCTCCCGGTGCCGTGGTGTTCCGTGCCGCTCTTCGGTGCTCATCAGTTGACTCTCCTAGTAGGTCATCGGTTCGTGCCGCGAGGTGGTCTACCCAGGGGGCAGGTGAGTGACTGTTCCCAGCACCACTCGGCGGGAGGTGGGCGGCGGCAGCGTAGGCATAGCTCGGGGTCGACGCGGCGAGGCGAGAACATGTGAGCGACGTCGGCGTGGGCGACGACCAGCGATGCGAGTAGGAGTGAGTGGACAACGACCTTCCCGCTGGGTAGTTGGACCGGCACGTGGGGTTCCAGGACGCGGACCGGGATGCCGCCTAAGGCCGTGTAGGTGCTCCCGCAGGTCGAGGTGTATGGACTGGTGGATGCGACGATGGCCTCCAACTGTTCCTGGGTGAGGTACAGGGTGCCCTCGATGTACTGGCGATGCTCCAGCTTCGCGGATGGGGCGTAGTCGCTGACCATCTGGATTACGTCGGCTAAGTCCATGGGTCCGCCCGCCAATGGTTCATGTTGTTGCCAGGGTGTCGGTGGTCGCCGCGGCGGCTGATCTGCTGCCAGTCCATCCGCAGCGGCAGCAGCGGCGGCCGATCAATCAGGAGGTCCACCGCCGCCAGTTCTTCCAGGCAGTCCAAGGTCGGCAGCCCGTGAGGAAACCCGTGGTCGATCGGCTCGGCCATCTTCAGGCGGTATTCCGCCGGCCACACATCGCAACGAGCACCTCCACGGAACTCCAGCGTCAGGTAGAAGCCCTGGCTGTCGAAATCGACGTGCAGCGTGACCATCTCCATGCCCCGGGCTTTGGCGGTGCGGTTGTCGCGCAGGTTGGGTCCGAGACGCCACCAGCAGTCGTTTGGGCTGGGCAGCCGGCGCGCGATCACCGGCTTCGGCTCCGACACGGGTGCGACGTCACTCATTTGGCTGCAGTCCTCGGAATCCCATCCAGAACCGCACCCCGGGCGCCAAGGTGATCAACGCAAGCATCTTGTGCTCTGGGTGGAAGTAGATTTCCACTGTCACCGGCATGTTGGGGAAGTGGTCGACGTTGTCTCGGCTGACAAGAGCGAAGGGTAAGCGTCTCTCTCCATCGAGCAGCGCGTACGCGACGGGGCGCTTGATAATGACGGCACCGTGTCCCTGGCATTCGATGAACAAACGCGCTGTTGTCCAGGATTGGTCGTGTTCGGCGACGCATCTCAGATGCATCTCGGCGGTTTCAATCCGCGCCGTCGGGATCGGGCCGCGCTCGGATGGCTCGTAGGTGGCCGAGAGCCGGTGCTGCGGCACGATGACGGAGCGCGCCCACTGAATTTCAGATCGGACCGGCGCCGCGGGTACCGGTGGCAGCTCCGGCTCCCGCAGATACTCGATGCCCAGCGAGGCAGCGTCGTCGTTGAACGACCATCGGCCGCCCGAGCCACCAGCACCGCCCTGCGCCGTCACGGTGCCGGGTGCTCCCCGTGTCACCCACGCGCTTTGGACGCGCGCGTAGCCGCCGCGCAGGGGCGGCATCGGCTGTCCGTTGAGCTGTATCCCGTCGGTGTCTCGTCGGTCGGCGCGAGTGTCCACGTCGCCGCCGGCGGTGGCGAACACGTCGCCCTGGCGTCGGTCGGCGGTCGTCACTGGCGACCCTGACTTACCTGTCACGCCGGGGCAGCCGTTCTGGGTGAGCCCATGCCAAGGAGCTCCACACTGGGAGCACTCGTCCTGGTTGATGTTGTTGTCGTAGCCCGACCGCTCCCGATACGGACGATCCATCTGCTCATCGATCAGCGCGCCGATCGCATCGATGACATCGTCCTCAGGGTTTCTCATCGGTGCGCTTTCTCCCAGGCACATAGCCGATCCCAGGCGACCATCAAGTTGAGGTTCGGGGGTCCGGCGAGTTGGCCGTCGACGACGTGCAGCGCGGTGTATCCGGGGGAGAAGTGGGTGAGGCCCGTCTGGCTGGATACACCGCCGCCGTACGCGTCGCCCTCGATCTCCCACTCGACGACCGGTCCGCCGTCCGGTGCCACAATCACGATGCGCTCCACGACCGTCGTATCAGCGACGCGGTGGGCTAGCTGCACCAGACGCCACGCCAGCCAGCGGCGGATGCCTAGCTTCCGGATCATTGGCCCTCCCTGATGAGCGCGGCCAGCAGGGTGGCTGTCTCCGCAATGACGTCGAGTGAGATGGCCATGGCTTCGTCGATGCTGTTGGGGTTCTGCTGGAGAGTGCTGGCCGCTGCGGCGAGACTGCTGATGCCGCCCACTATCAGCGCCCGACGTTCTATGGCCGCCGCCTTCGGGTCATCAGCCCGGTACAGATAGACGGAGTCCGCATAGGCGTAATCGTTGGCGCGGCGCCGGAAGTGGTCGTCCTTCTGGTCGTAGTCGGCGCGTCGGAAGCGGAGCAGTTCCTTGTCGTCGGCGTCGACCACCACGATGTCCCGGGCGAGGATGCGGGCTACGGTGCCACGTTTGACGATGCTGGTGTAGTAACGCCGGTCCTGCACCTGGATGACTTCGGCGCCGACGGTCATCCAGTCCGGCAGTCCGTCCGCACTCATGGACGGTCCTTGACGATCTGGGCGATCAGCTCCGGTGAGCAGCCAACCGCGCCGGCGAGCGACGCGTACGTCCACTCGGATCGCTTCTCGGCCCACAACTCGCGCACCAGGTCGTTGCGCTGGGTCCGGTGCTGACGCGCCACCTGCGACGAGTCGAACGACATCCGGTGATGCTCGCGGGCCTGCTGAGCACGTGGGTCCACCGTCACCACCCGAACTCGGTGGGCACGTACACCTGGGTTTGGGAGCGTATGAAATCCGACTCGCGGGGCGGCTGGTCGGACTCAGTAACCCGGATCAGGAGCCGCCAACCGCGGGTCTTGGCTGCAGTCGCGGTGTGGATGTTCCACCAGTCCCACGACAGCCACTGGCCGGGCGCGGCGTCCAGGAAGTCGTGATCGTCCAGGTGCTCGGCGGCGTTCACCGCCTCCGACATCTCGCGGTACAGGCCCGAGTCCTCGCCGTGCTCCAGCCCGATGATGAACGGGCAGCGCATGAACCGGGTTGGGCAGTCGTTACCGACATGGATGGTGTGGAACCGCGGCGCATACCCCCGAGACTCCAGGTCCGCTTGAATCGACAGCGACGGCGCACCCGTGTTCGAGGCGCTCGCCGACATCAGGCTTGCCTCGTGGTCCGTATCGCCGACCCGGCGTGGCACGCCGTCGGTGTGCCAGCCCGGGATCGCAGGGATGAACCCGGGCAGCAGCATCGACACCTTCGTATCGACATGCACGTGCTTGTGGTCGCCGACGATCGGTGCCTGCTCCAGACAGCGGCGCACCGCGGGTCCCCCGAACAGAAGCGCGTTCTCCAGGCTCGCGCGCTCCAAGTTCGGGGTCGCCGGGATGCACATCAGGTCGCGGAACCCGAACACGTCGGTAACCGACGGTCCGAGTTCCACCGGCGTGACGTTGAACGTGTACGACTTCACAGGTCGCCGCGGGAGAAATCGGCCAGCAGCTGCGGCACTGCGGAGTCGAACCCGGACACGTCGAGCTGCCCCGGGTCGGTCGGATCCGCGATGCTGTTGCCGGTCGCGGTCATCGCGACAACCACCAGGCGTGCATCGATGCCCATGGTGTCCCGGTACTCGCGGAGCGCCTGGTGCGGATGCATCGACCCGTAGAACGTCTCGTTGTCGGTGTAGACGTGGAACGTGTCGATCTCGATCCGGTTCTTGCGCGCCCAGATCATCGGCAGCGCGCAGTCGGTGTTCCCGAAGTCCAGCTCGCCGGTGTAGCGGCACACGTCGTCGAGACGCCGGCGCGGGGTGATGTCCAGCGGCGCCACCGCCGTCGCATACCCGCGGAAGTGGCCGGTGCGCGAATGCACGTAGCTGCCAGGCCCGGCGGTGAAGCCGATGATCTGGTGATCCGTCTCGACGTTGGCAGTGACCAGCGCCAGGGCGGCTGCGGCCTCGCGGCACGACACCGGCAGCCCGGACACCGACCGCGTCATCGACCCGGACACGTCCAGAGCCAGCAGCGTCCGCTTACCGGCAGGCTCGACCGCGCCATAGGCGTTGTAGAACGCGGCATCGAGCGCGTCGACGATCCGCGCCACCGGCATCCAAGTGGAGTCGCCGCGCGCCGAGTGGCCCGACGCGTAGGTGCGCAGCGCCACCAGCGCGTTGATCGGATGCACGCGGCCCTTCCGCAGCCGCTCGGAGTCCTGCAGCTGCGCGGCGACCTTGTTCCCGATGGTGCCGGCGAGGACACCGAGGCGAGTCAGGCGCGGCAGCTGCCGCATCAGCGCAGTCTGGGGCAGACCGTGCTCGATCAGCGCCTCCCACACCTCCGGCTTGGTGAGCGCGGCGTCGGGCAGCGCCTCCCACGGAAGAGCGTTGCCACGCTTGATGATCTTCACCCAGTCCCGCGCCGTGGTGGCACGCTGCGCGTCCTCGAAGTCGGCGATGATCGCCAGCGGGTGGCCGTCGCTCAGCTCGATATCGGGCAGCTTGGGGCGTGCGGTGTTCCGGTCGCCGGCCTTCAGCTCGTCCGGGTTCAGCTCGCGGACCTTGTCGGCGTAGTCGTTGAGGCCCTTGCCGACAGCCCAGTTGAACGCGAGGCGCCGCGCCGGGTCCTTCGTGACGGGCGAGGAGAGCCGCAGCAGGTCGCGGTGCATCCATCCCTCGCGCTGCCGGTACTTGACCAGCTGGTAGGCGACACGGTCGACGCCCTTGTCCAGATACCAGGAGCCGACCGCACGCTTCATCGCCGGACCCCAGCCACGGAACTGCTCCATGTACTTCACGAACAGGTACAGGTGGGTGCCGGTGCGCGCCACGCTGGGCAGAGCGGCAGCCGCGGCGCGGCGTCCCTCCACGTCATCGGAGGCTGCGGCGACCGCGAGCGCGAACAGCGCCGGGTTCTGCTTCGGCGCCCGGCCAGCGACCGACACCTCCACGATGTGCTGCACCAGCCGCACCGGATCCGCGGCGGCGGCACGGAACACCACCTCGGCGTTCTCCCGAGTCAGCTCGGCCGCGTTGGTGTAGTAGGTGCCGCCGTCGGTACCCAGCGTCAGGAACCGGTGCAGCCTCACCTCGTCGGACACCGCGAACGCGAACCCGCCGGCCGCGTTCTTCACCTGCCGGGGGTCCGCCTTCACCGTCTGCGCGGTGCGGCGGGTGCTGATCGTCGAAAGAACGTCCATCGGTGTCTCCTCTGAAATGCGGGTGGGGGCAGCGCGGGCGTGTGAATGACAGCCGGGTTGGTTCCGTTCGAAGGGGATAACCGACCGTCGTCCTGCTCGCGCCACCCCCAACTGGGGCTGTGGCTCGTGTCGCGAGGCGGTGTGGGCGTGTGTTTGCCGACCGGTGTTTTTAGGCGTCCTAGGCCGCTGGACGACGGGGCCGCTATGCAGTCCCGGCAGGATTCGAACCTGCGTATCCCGCTCCCGATGCGATAACCGATTGAGCGTCCTGCTCACACCGCTACGCGACGTTTGTGGGGTTGATGCGGGCGTGTGTGTGCTGACCGGGGTTAAGTGCTCTGCCAACTGAGCTACAGCCGCGAAGCGACTGACGGGACTCGAACCCGCGACCTCTCCATTAGAAGTGGATAACCGACCTGCGTCCTGCTCGCATCAAACCGCTATTGAGTTGTCTGAGGATGGCGTGGGCGTGTGGAGTGCTGACCGGTGTTTGATCATTGCTCTGCCAGTTGAGCTATACCCCGCGAGCGGGGTAGCGGGATTCGAACCTGCGACGGTGATAACCGACCTGCGTTCTGCTCACGCCATCCGCTATGAAGTTGTGTCAGGGTTCGTGCGTCAGTTAACTCATCGAGGTACCTTCCGCGTGTTCTCTGGGGTGTTGCTTACCTGTCCAACTGTATGGATTTACAGCCTGGTGGCAACCCATTTACGGATGCCGCTGCAAACCGTTAGCCTGGCCGCAGCCACGTTCGGTATGTCGATTTCAGCGAACACGCAGGTAGTCACCCGATCGGCTTCGCGGCCTGGATACGGCGTTGCTGACGGCGCCGGTTGTACGCCTGCACGTCCGCCCACCGATACCGCGGCCCGTCCGGCGTCTCCACCGCCAGCACCCCGTCCTTGCCCTGCCGGGCGCGGCTGTTCCACTGGCGCACCGCCGCGGCCGACAGGTGCACCAGCGCCGCCACGTCCGTAGCGGTGAGCAGGTCGTCGTCGTCCGGCTGGTTCACCATCGGCACCATCCAGTAGCGACCCTGGTCCTGCCACTGCCGATCCAGATCGGCCACCGCCGACAACGCTTCGTGATCGGGATCCAGATACGCCAGATACTCGACCAGGATCTCCGCGGTCCGCCGATAGGAGCGTGCGATCCGGCGAGCCTCATCGACCGGCGAATCCCCCGGGTAGCGGTACACCTTCGATTCATCGCTCAAGACAGGCGCTCCTTCCCGCCGTAGGCGAGCAGCAGACCGATGCCGGGTAACCCGTCTCGAACCACGTCGGCGGTGTAGGTGCCGTCGATGGCCTTGTCGCACCACGCGGACACGGTGACCAACGTGACGGTTCGCCGCGCCGGGTACACCGCCCACGTCTCCTGCGGGAACTGAAGTGCGCCCGGCAGCTGGGCCGGCGCGACCTCGAACGGCTTGTCACCGAGCCATTCCTTGACATCGAGCAGAGGTGCCTCGCCGGCCAGCGCGGTGGCGAGCCGGTAGAACTTCTCGGCTGTTTCGCGCTCCAGGTCCTCCAGGTCCTCCAGGTTGGCGGTCACGGGAGTAGCCGCCACAGCGTTGGCTGGCATTTCTGGCAGACGCCCCATTCGGTGAGGGCGCAACACACCTGGCACGTTGGGTTTCCGCCGGCGTCCGGGTCGTCGGTGTCCCAAGGGCTGGGGCAGCGCAGGTGCGCGACCGTAGGCGGGATAAGGCTCTTGCACGTGGAGCCCTGGTCCGGTGGTTCAGCGCGCTCCACCCGCACGAAGAGGTCCCCGTCCTTGATCGCGACGGGGCAGCGTTCGCACTTCACGCCGACTCCTTCACCGTCGACGCACGCCGATCCTCCGGCGCCCGGTGCGGCTCCGGGCCTTCGGTGAGCGCCAACACCACCACGTCGGCGAGCTGCAAACCGAGCCGAGCCGCATCCGCACCAGGCTTCGCCGCGTCCTCCTTCACCCGCTCGGTGCCGGAGCGAAGCTGATCGAGCCGCCAATACGCCTCAGCCAGCAGCCATTTCAAGATGTCCATCTGAACCCTCTCCTTCTGTGCGTCGGTGATCAGTCCCTGCAGCCACTCGTATTCGTGTTCCTGCCACCACGACCCGCATGCCGTGCAGTCGTAGGTGGTGGTGCCGTCCCAGCGGCCGACCGCATGCGCATGGCACTGCGGGCATTCGCCGTTGTCGTGAGCGCGGAGCCGCTCCAAACCCATCTCCAGATAGACAGCGCGGGACACGTCCGCGATAGCGAGCGCCACCTCCACGCCGTCCATCTCGGTCAGCTCCCGCGGCTGCCCGGTCGAAGCCCAGCCGTCGTCGCCGTCCGGGACCGGCGCCCACCGCACCATCGCTTGCTCCTGCTGGGCCAACAGCACGGCGAGGTTCGGTTCGAGCACCTTCACGGCGCGCTCGACGGTGGCCTTCTCGTGCGCGGGGAACCCGAGGCGGCCGTGACGCTGCTTGCCGTCCAGATTCAGGGCCTGCTCCACCATCTCGACGGCACGATCGGACAGCTCAACGATCCGCTGCTGCAGCGCCTCCCGGCGCGTGTTGATCGGGATGGTCAGCTCCCGGGTCATCGCCACCCGAGCACCTTGGGATGGCCGGCGCTCGCCGATTCCCTCGTGCAGGCGGCGCCAGTCCCGCGGCAATCCCTTGATGGCGCGCCGCAGTTTCTCCAGGCAGCCGTCGCACAGCGGGCCGTCGATGATCATGCCGCCCTGCGGATCACCGGTTTCCGGGTGACGGTGCACCATGTCCCGGTTCACACACCGCGGACCCCAGGCGCACCGATGCTTGTCGTACACGGTCACGGGAACTCCACCTCCGGGCGCGGAGGGCACGTCACGTGCAGCAGCTGGTTGACCGTCGTGAACCCCTGCACCTGGCGCGGATTCTCGAAGTCGATCTGCACCGTCTGATAGCGCTCCCCGATTTGGATGAACTGGCCGCACCGATCACACAGCGGTCGCGGCACCGCATCTCCAAGGGCAACGAGGTGCAGCTTGCTATCGGCCAACCGCACCAACCGCTGGCCACAGCACGGAGACACCCAGCCGCCGCCGTGGAGCGCCGCAACCACGTCCACAGGGGTCCGGCCGCACTTGCACGTCACCGCAAGGCCAGGCGTCGTCACGTTCCCTCCTGTTCCCAGGCGTGGTCGCAAGTAATGCAGGTCCGCAGCACATACCGGCGCTGCGGAAAATCGACCCATACCCAGTCGTCGACCCACGTGTCGTATTCGGGGATCGTCAGGTGATGGCCGGCCTCGGTCCCGCACAGGTCGCAGCGCACCCACCCCATGAATCGGATCGAGATGCGGAACGGTGACGTCTTTCTGTGGAACCAGTCCGGCGAGTTCTCCCGCGCGTTCGGCGGCCACACCCGGATATCGATCGCCGCTGGAAACCACATCGGCGCGAGGTCCACTTCGTCTCCGGGGTGCAGCGTGTCCTCCACCACGCAGCGGATGGGGGCGTCGTGGCTTATCACCACCTCGTAGGGGAGCGGCCACTGCTTCCCGTTGCGCTGCAACAACATCTGATACCGCTCAATCGGATAGGCGGTCATCAAGCACCCGCCCGCTCTGCCAGAGTGAACCGTCTCGTCAGCTCAGCGAAGATCAGCTCAGAAACCCGCTCGATGCTGCCCTGTGTGTGGAGGAAGGCAGCCGGCGCCTTGGCTCTCTCGATGGTCAGCTCTCGCGAAATCAAGCTCAGCACAGCTATTTCCATCGCCCGCTCCTTCTCCTTACGTTCGGCGTCGGCGCGGAGTTCGCTCGCCGCCTTCCGCAGCTCGACCGGCGACCAACGGACTTCCTCCCCGTACTTGTATCCACCGACAGCCGCGTGGAAGACGTTCATCACGCGGGACATGATGTCGGCAGTCTTCTCCAGGTCGTTCGCCATCTCGCGGAGTGCTTCGGGCGTCACAACGGACTCGTTCATTTCATCAGCTCTTTCTGTTGGGTCTTGATGTAATCGGTTGCAATGGCGTCGGTTACATGCCTGACAGCCGCCGCGTGATCGCCGTACGCCGCCTCGTGCATCGAGTAACCGGGCCGGAAAACCAGCCAAGGAAACAACACCGGCGCGCCGTGCTCGTAGATCGCGAACTCCCCAGGACGCCTGGTCCGTATCCGCCAGCGCACCTTCACCGCACACCTGCCGGGTGATGCACGCACGACCGGATCAGATGCTCCACCTTCGTCATCTCCGCACCACACGTCGAGCACGTCGACGGGTATCCGGTCAGCACCGTCCGATACAAGCGGCGCGCGATAAGCATCTTCGCCAGGACGCGCGTGCCCTCAGCGCAAGGGCCGCAAAACAATTCGACCTGATCACCGTTCGCGTTGGTATTCGGCCCGTCGCACATGTCCAAGGCGTGTGCCTCGATCACGAACGTGGCCGGCTCCCCGCACATCTTGTCGCCGTGCCGGTGCTGGCAGCCGACGCCGCGGCCCTTCCACTCCGACTCCATGCCCGACAGCTGAGAGTCCACGAGCGCCGCCATCTCGGCTTCCGACAACCGTTCCGTGGTCATCTTGGTACCCCGAGCAATTCGCGGATCTTCTGCACGTGGTGATCTGCACCATAGAGTCGCGCGGCCAACTCCTCCCTGGTTTTCGACAGCCGCGCCAACTTCAGCTCGCACTCGGCGCGCATCAGCAGCTCCACCATCTCCGGTAGCGCCCACTCGGGGATCACGACTCGGCCCCGGCCTCGATGAGCTTCTCAGCCCAGGCGACAGCGACCGCCGCGACCTGAATCAGCTCCGCGCACAGGTTGAATCGCAGCGCTCCCGCCGCCTCCGCACCCATCCGATGCGTCTTCAGGTCCAGATGAGTTGCGGCGTCGATCGCCTCCGCGACCTCCTCCACAAGGATGTGCCCCCACGTCACCTCGCCCTCTTGGGCGGCCTTCTGGCATAGGTATTTTGCACGGATCGCGGTGGGGATCCCGTACTCCTGGGCCATGCGTTCCGGGGTGCATCCGCCCTGGCGTTGCGTGAGCACGGTGTCCACGTTGTGGTGGTTCTGGTTGCCCCACTTCGCGGTCTGCGCCAGGCGCTCGTAGACGATCATCTGCAAGACGCGACGAGTGGGGGAGGTGGTCGTGTCGACGGCCGGTTCGATGGGCATCACGACTCACCGCATCCCGCGTCGCCGAACTCATCCCACGGGACGAACCGGTCAACGTAGTGGCGCGGCGACGCACCCGGCCACGCAGGTCCGCTGCACCAGAAGCCCCACAGCCGGGTACGCGGCCCAGTGACGATCAACGTCCAGCAGGGCAGCGCGCGTAGGCGCGGCCGGATACGGGTGCGCTCCACGGACGTGGCCGGCGCCTTGACCAGCTCGACGCGGTGCCGCCATAACGCCGGCCGGAATACCAGCGGGCGGTCGCCCCAGAACAAGCGCCATAGCTCCGGTGCCGACCGAACCGAGCGGCCGTCGTCGGTGACCTCGATGTACTGCCCCCACAACACCAGCGACAGAAACCACCACGGATGGTCATGAAGCGCCCGGTCATCGTCGTCGCGTAGGAACTTGTGGAGGTAGACGTTCAGCCAACGGTTCCTCGGGATCACGTACCAGCGCAGCAGGTACGGGGGTTCGCCTTCCGAGCCGATGGGCTGGTGGGGTTCCAGCCGGACCCACTTCCGCAGCCATCGGTGGTTGTTCGGTCCTGTGGTGGTGCTCATCGGTTCTCCTTGGCTGCTGGTTGGTTGGGTCGTTGCTTCTGGTGCAGTGGCATCACGCCGTCGCGGCGGATCCGGTACGAGCGCTGGCAGGTTGGGCAGTAGGCGCGGCCTTTGCGCGGTCGGGTGAGCGGGACCTTGCCGCTGCCGGCGCATACCTCGTCGCGGGCGTTCACCGCTGGTCCTGGAGGCGCCCGAAGGCGCGGAGCACGGCAGCGGCGGCCTCAACGGAGTCCCACGCGGAACGGTCTCCGCTGTTGCGGTCCGGGTGGGCTCTAGCTCGTGCGGCTCGGTAGACCTTGTCGAGCGGCGAATTTTTGTCGCCAGCGGCAAGCCGGAGGTGGAGTTCAGCGTCATCGGCGGATTGGCCTCCGGGGGCTGGAGCTCCTGCGGAAGGGAGTTGCTTCCACCCGTCGTACTGCTGCCCGGTTTGGGTGACGCCGTAACGGTCCACCTTGCGGAGCGCTTCGAGCGCGAGGGCGATGGCGCGGAGGTTGTCCTGCCAGTTGGTGAACGTGTCGCAGGGGAACGACAGTGGTCCTGTGCGGGATTCGATGTTCAGGATGACGCCGGGGTGCTCGGGTTTGGCTGTGGCGCGGGGCATCCCGTCGATACGGAAGTCTTGCTCGCGCATCGCGATTTGGAGGATGGCTGGCGCGTTCTGCCTGCCGCTTCCGAGGTACCAGAGTTCCCGGTCGAGCAGGTTGAGGGTTTCGCTCCACTGCGCGGAGAAGTTCGAGCGGCGGCGTTCCTGGGTGAGCTGGTGCGGCCAGGCGGTGATCGGGCGCAGGGTCATGTTCGTGGGGTAGCTCGTCATGCGGACTCCTTGGGTGCTTCGGGGTTGCATTGGCAGCGGCGGAGGCTGTCGTGGTCGTTGTCGATCCAGCCGCGTCCCCCGCAGTCGGTGCAGGCGGCGATGCGGGCGCGGCGTTCGGCTTTCTCGCGGGCGGGGCGTTCGGCGTCCCAGGCTTCGCGGCGTTCGCGGTGGCGCTGGCATGCGCGGCACGGGTCGTCGGTGCCGCCGGGGTGCTTTGGGCAGAATTCGGGGGGCGGCGCGGAGCGCTCCCCAACCCAGGTACCTACGGAAGGTGAGATAACACCCTGACCCTCACCCTGACCCGACCCTGAGGCGAACCCTTCTCCAAAGGGTTTCGGGAAGGGTTCCATTTCCCCAGGTGGCGGAAACCCTTCCGATAACCCTTCATCAAAGCCTTCTGTAAAGGGTTCAGGAAAGGGTTCCGATAACCCTTGGGTAAGGGTTCCCAAGTGCGCCAACGCTTCCGCGTGTGCCCGCTTCAAGTTGTCACGGAGCTTCACTGCCTTCGGGCTTTCGCCCGCGATGGAGGGCAGCGGTACTCGCTCCAGCTCCTCGGCGAGGATGTACGCGAGTTTCGGCGACTCCACGTGGCCCGCCGAGCGGAGCGCGGACAGCATCACGTTGGGCTGCTTTCCGACCTCGTCTCGGCGCATGAACGACCGCACCAAGGTTTCCCCGGTGTCCTCGTCGGTGAACACGTACCGGCTGCGCTCCAGCCGGACCAAGGCCTCCTCGACGGCCGACTCCTGGGGTATGCGCCCGCGCTGGCGGAGGGCCTTCCGCCAGCGCCGCATGTTGATCGGCTGCACCCCGGCGTAGTTCATGGCCGGTTGTGCGATCAGCACACAGAACAGGAGCTTGTCGAACACCTCCTGCGCGCAGAAGTCCTCATCGGTCCACATCGAGAACCACATGCGCCCGTACTCGCGAGGCACTACCGCTCCCCTTCCGTCTTGTTGTTGTTCACCAGCCGAACTCCGTGGGTACATACACCTGCGTCTGGGACCGGATGAATCCCGAATCCAACGGGGGCTGGTCTGATTCCGTCACCCGGATGAGGAGCCGCCATCCACGCCAATCCGCAGGCGTCGCGGTGTGGACGTTCCACCAATTCCACGAAAGCCACTGCTCCAGAGGAGAATCCAGATACGCGCCTCGCTCGGAATATGGCGCGCTCTCAACCTTTTGTGACAGTTCGCGATACAGGCCCGAGTCCTCGCCATGTTCCAGGTCAACGACCCACGGTTTGCGCATGAACCTTGTTGGGCAGTGGTTTCCGACATGGATGGTGTGGAACCGGGGCCGGTACCCCTTCGCATCTTGGGCGCCCTGAGCCTTCATAGATGGAGGGCCAGCGTTGAACGGTGATCCGACCTGCTCCGTTACGGTGTGGAGACGTGGGACGCCATCGGTGTGCCAGCCCGGTATCGCCGGGATGAAGCCCGGCAGCAGCAGAGATACCTTCGTGTCCACGAACACGTGCTCGTGGTCACCGACTATCGGGGCTTGCTCCAAGCAGCGCCGCACCGCAGGGCCACCGAACAGCACCGCGTTCTGCAGGCTCGCGCGCTCCAGGTTTGGTGTGGCCGGCAGGCACCCCCGCTCCTGCGCGTAGAACTCGACGTGCGCGCCGTGCTTTGGCGGCTCAACGTTGAATGTGTAGGCGGTCACCGGACTACCTGCCACGGCTTGTCGTCGCGGACCTTCCAGCCGAGGCCGGGGAGCTCGGGCCCACTTTCGACTTCCACCTGCTTGTCGCTCGGCGGCTGGACCACGAGCCATGTCAACCTCTGTTCAGCGTCCGAGTAGTAGCGGCGGGCGAAGCGCCCGTCCCCGTGGGTAGCGACGGTGCCCTCGGGCAGGCCCAGCCGGGAGGTGTTGATGGCGCAAAGGATTACGCGGAGGACCTCGGCGCGGCCTGCATAATGAAGGCCGCCGTTCGCCTGGTTGCAGTTGGCCTTCAGCCAAGCTCCGGTGAGTAGCTTGTCCAGCGCGATCGTGGCCGCCAGTCTCTCGCGGTCGTTGATGGTGACGCGGCCATCTAGATACCCCGGGGTGTTGTCGGTCTGTTGTTCTGCGGCGGTGATCATTTCGCTGAGGTCCATGGGTTCTCCTTGGTCGATGCTGTTGTCCGTCGGGCATGTCGGCGGCGCCTCATCGCGGAACCCAATGGATGAGTCCCTGCCAGGTGCTGCGGTATTCGTCAACGGCCTTCTGCGCCCGGTCGCGGCTCCAGTCGCAGGACTTCCACCACTCGACGGCGTGCCACACGCTGCGAAGGTCCTTCAGGGGAGCGGCTTCCCAGTCGGCGTGCAGCTGGTTGAAGCGATCAACCAGCGCCCGGGTGTCCCGAGCAGCTCGACTACCAGGAAACGATGCGTCGAGAGTGTCAGCCATCTCATGCAAGCTGCCCATGGCTCCCAGGACGTCGTCGAGGTCCTTGCAGTACAGGTAGTCGAAGCTGCCGCCGCTCACCGGGCGTCTCCTGCCCAGCCGTGGCAGCAGCCATCGCAGCCATGAATCCCCATGCCCTCATAGGGATTCGACGGCGGATACAGGTCGTCGATCACGTCCGCGCTAATGGGTGGCCGCCACTCCTTCGCAGCCTTCGTCCAGAACTCGAACTGGTCCGGGTCCGGGTGCCCGACACCATGAGGGCAGGTGCGCTCGAACAGCTTTCGGTCGTTGCGCCACACCAGCGGCCACGTCCGCATGTGGTGATCGGACGGGTTGTGGATCACGCACCGCGTCCCGACGCAGTTGTCCATCGGGTGCACGTTCACCAGCAGGTTCCCCTCGGTGCCGGTCACGAACGGCTTTTCGCTCATGCCGGCACCGCCTGCCCGGCCGCGCGGTAGGCGAGTGCCTGAACCACCCGCTGCGGCAACGGCTCCGGTGTCTTGTTGATCGCGGTCTTGCGGACCACCTCAACCCGGCCGTTGGGATGCACCCACCACAGCCCGCATCCGTACACCGGTGGCTGGTCGATCAGCCCGGCCGGGACGGCGTACACGTAGCGGTGCACGACCTTCCGCCACGGATGCACCTTGCGCCACGATTCACGGCCTGCGTCGGCCTTGGACACCTTGATCTCGATCGTGGTCCGTTCGAGAGTGTCGAACATCAGCGCATCGATGCGGCGGGTCTGCGGCTCCAGCAGCGTGAACTTGCCGGCGTCGGGGTTGTCGGCGTTCCAGTCCACGTAGTCGTCGACGATCACCACCTCGGGCACCAGGGCGGCCGAACGGTGATGCCAGCGCAGCGCGTCCAGGACGTCTTTCGCGGTCATCTGCTCCGACGCGGTCACCACTCGGCTCCCAGCTGCTCGATGCCTTCGGCGAGCACGTCGATGTTGACCGGCGACATGTGCCAGGCGTCCACGCCGACATGGAGCTGCCGCTGGTGCACGTGCGGCAGGAAACTCGACCGAGAATGGGTGTGCCCGTGCAGCAGCCACTCGCCCTCGTCCCGAAGCCGATACTGGTTGTACCGCTGCTCCGTGGTGTGGTCGCCGCGGTACGGCAGATGCGACAGCAGCGCAGTGTGGCCGCCGACACGGCGCCGCGCGAACGGCTGCACCGAATGGAACACCTCCAGGTACAACGGCTGCCACTTGTGGGCGTCCCGATACATGGGGTGCACCCGGTCGTGGTTGCCGGGCACGAGGTGCTTCTCGCCGGGCCGGGCCGCGATCCATTCCAGCGCGTTCCGTTGTGCTGCTGACGATCCGGCACTGATGTCGCCCAACACCCACACCTGATCGCCAGGCTGAACAACGGCGTCCCAGTTGTGGGCGAGCAGGCCGTCGTTCCAAGCGACCGCAACGTCCTGGGACATCTTCCAGGAGAGAAGGACACCAGCTCGCTCGGCGCGATCCAACGCCACCAGCAGATGTCCGATATGGAGGTCGGAGGTGAACCAGACAGTCGTCATCGCGTGCTCCCCACCAAGACTTCGCTAGGGGAACTGCTGGGTTGCACCAGCATCCGTGTACGGCGCTCGGGCCGCGGGAACAGGCCATCCATGCCGGGTGGATCGCGGCGTGGACGTGGTTCCCCGTTTCCGCCGTCGTCCGGGCCGCGGAACTCGATGCAGTGGTACTGGTCCCCGAATCGGTACTCGGGTTGCTCCATCCACTCGGTTGGCGTCTTGCCGTTCAGGGCGGCGCAGATCAGAGGGCAGCCGCCGGGGAACTCGGTGGGCGCCGTCTTGCGCTTGCCCTCTTCGTAGCGGCGCCAGGCCAGCTCGGCAGGGTTATGGCAGCGGTAACACCAGTTCTCCATCCAGCCATGGCCCTCGGTGCCGTTCGAGAACGGTGAACGGTCGCGGGCAGTGTCCATAATCTCGGCGTAGGTCCGCATCACTGGTGGCCCGTCACGAGTTCAAGCTCGTCGGCCTTGTACCAGCGGAATGCGTCGGCCAGACGCTTGGCTGCGTCAGGGTGGTCGGCGTCGGGCCGCAGGTAGTACAGGCCGTCTTCCACTCCGCGTCGTGGAACGACAGCGACCCGGTATACCTTCTTGCCCTTGCCGATTCGCACCAGAGCGTTTCGGGGAATCCGCTTCTTCGCCATCACGCCGCCCACTCGCGAACAGTCGTCCCGTCCGGGCATTCGAGAATTAGCGCGGGGTCCTCGGGCCGGTCGGGTCGACCACCGAATCTGACTGGCCACCGCCACACGCGCGTAGGGTCGGCGTGCAGGAGCGAGAGCACCCACCCTTCGCCGACGTCGCGAAGTGAGGGGTCGGAGTCGAATACGGCTCGTACCCATAGGCGTTCACCAGTGGGCGACTCGACGATCACGGTTGCGCCGTTGAGCGCATCGAATTCCTCGGTGAATGCGCCCTCGACTTCCAGTAGGTCGTCGCTGGCTCCGTACAGAACTATTTCGCTCATGTCAGTTCACTCCGTAGGTGGCGATCTTGTGGGGGTGGTGTGCGCCGAAGAACAGGGCCTCGATGCATGCGGCGCAGCACTTCTGGATGGTTGGTCCGTCGACCATGAATGGGCTGTTTATGGTGCGGCCGTTGACTTCGGCGGCAGGGAGGACGCCTTGTCCGGCGCAGCACAGGCAGTCGTCGCCGGTGTCGGGTAGGTCGTCGATCGCCATCTGGTTATCTCCTTGGAGTTGAGGCTGTTTGGGTTATCCGCCGCCGGATATTTCGCCGGCGTCGTGTCTGACATTCGGATTGACGGCGTTGGCGATGGCCTGGCAGTCGGGGCAGACGCTGATCACGAACCTGGCGCGGAACTCGCCGTCGCACAGCTGGCAGAAGAAGTAGAACCAGGTCAGGGATGGCTTGCGGAGCATCAGTTGGTCACCAGCACTCTCCGTTGTGGACGAGGCGGCAGCTGCCGCACACGTCCTGAAGATTGATGGGCTCCAGTGGGTCTGGGCAGTCGGCGTGGACGACGTTGTCGTCGTCGTACCGGCACGAGTCACCGACGTGAATCGGCTCGGCGCAGTTCTCGCACTCGCCCTCGTATTTGGCGGTGAACACGGCCGTCATAGCAGCCCCTCGACAGGCGGGTGCTCACCGAGCACGGCATCCATCTCTATATCGGCCGCACCCGAGCCTGGGAACCGGAACGTCGTGCGGACCCGCTCAGTGACGACCACCCGGTGGCCCTGCAGCGACTTGTGGCGCTTCGCGAAACCGTCCGCCTTGCCGCGGTCGGAATGCGGGAACACCCACTCGGGCTTGCCGCCGTCCGCCGGCTGGCAGTCGGCGCACTCCGCTACCCACAGCCAATCCGACCCCTTCGTCTGTCCGGTCATCGACGGTGCTTCCGGCGCTGCCGACGATTCGGGCCGAGGTGCACCGCCTGCCGAGGCTGGTTGGCCGGCGGTGTCTGCTTCGGCGGGATCGTGCGGAACGAGACGCGGGTGATGTCGCTGTCCGGCAGATACGTTGCGGCGACGGGCACGTAGTAGGCGCCGAACATGTCGGGTCCGAACGGATGGGTGTCTCGCATGATGTGGTCGGCGATGTCCCCGCGGTAGTTGAGGGTGTTCCGGTTCGCGCCGGGGAACAGGTCGGTGAAGTCAGCCATCGGTTGCCGCCTTTCGGTCGAGTTCTTCGCATGCGATACACAGGGTTTTGGTGACCCCGAGCCGGGTTCCCTTGCACGCGTTCGGCTTGCCGCGCTGCTCGCAGTCGGGCGGCGCGGTCCAGCCGTTGATGTAGTCGCGGGAGATACCGATCTGCCGGGCCGCGTCCTTGGTGAGCTTGCGGTCCTCGCTATCCCAGTCACACTGCGGCTCCAGCCATTCCGCGAACGCCCGGACCTTTTCGAGGTCAATAGCGCGAGGTTGGCCGGGCCACTCGTGCGGATCTTCTTCCTGCACCTTCGTGACGAGACGGCCGGAAGGGACGTTGCACACCATCCACACGGCAGCGTTGAGGCTCAACTCGTCGGTGTCGCGGTTCACCATGATGCAAGGGGCCGCAGCCAGGTGTTCGGTCAGCTGGACGGCGGACACCGTGACCGTCTGGCCTTCTTCGTTGGGGATATCGAGCTGGATTATCGTCATGCCGGCAGCTCCGGCTCCAGCGTCGCCAGGACAGGCTTGATGATCCGCGCGGGATCGATGTCGACGGCGAGTTCCGCTGTGATAGGGGAGAATTCGTCGGAAGTGATACCTACCCCGATGCGGACGGTGACCTGGTCGCGTTCGAGCTTGGCGGGCCGGTTGGCGCGGTACCCGACGATGCGGACACCGCTCACGGGCTTCAGCCCGTTCTCATCGACGCGCCCGTAGTGGCTGCGGGTGGCTTCCAGGATCAGGTAACCGGTGGCGGTGTGCTTGGTCATCGAGCACCTGCCTTCTTCGACCCGAACAGGCGCCCGAACTCCACCATCGGCTCCATCGGCGAATACACGTCACCCGGGCACGCCTCGACCAACACCTCGTCGCCCCAACGCTTCGCGGCGGCACGACCCCACTGCTTGACCTTGTCGTCGCGGCAGTCGGTGGGCTGCATACTCGCCAGCCAGCCGAACTGATCGGTGAGGTACTTGCGACACACGTCCGCGGCCCGCGGCATCTGCGGCACGTACAGCTCGTGACCCACCATGAACGACAGCAGCCGCTGCACGTCGCCGAGCGTCGAGATCAATCCTTCGGGTAGCCCGTTGGCGACAGTGAGCACTGCCGCCAACGGGAACCGCTCCTTGCGGACACCCATTTAGATAGCCCGGATAACTTCTGGCGCAGGACCGTAGACCAGCTTCAGGGTTTCGGGCAGCTTGGCCACTTCGGCGTCGAACGCAGCGTCCTTGACGTCTGCGGCCCGATCCAGCTTGTAGCCCAACTCCAACCCCTGCGAACTGGTCCGGTACCGCAGCAGCGCACTCAGCTCGAAGCTCGCGCCCCGCTCATAGACGGGGAGACGCAGCTCGAACCGCTCGGGCACCTCGACCGTGCCGCCCTTGCCGCCGGCGGTGGCCGTGGTTTCCTCTCGGTACTCGAACTGAATCTCGCCGGAATTCACCCGCTGCCCGGACTCGAACGACACGTTGCGCTTCGTCTGGAATGTCTGCGCAACCTCCATCAGGTCCGCGGCCGGAGGCGCGGTGATGCACGACAGCCCGTCCTCCAGGTGCTCCGCGAACTTGAGCTGCGACAGAAGCTGGCCGTTCTTGCTGGACCAGTGCTGCCACTCCCGGGACACCTGGAGGTCCAACACGATTCGGTGATCGCGCCAGCCGTTGTAGTTGAGCACCGCCGTCACGGTGTCGTTGGACCGGTTGGCGAACGCAATCGCATCCAGCTCAGCGAGCTGGGTGAGCAGCAAGTTGAAGCTGCCCACGTCGAGTACGAGGCTGGTGCCGCGGTCGCGGCGCGGATTCGGTAGGTACTCCTCCAGCGACTCGAACTCCCGAGTCTCGTCGTCTCGGGTCACGTAGGACACAAGGTGCTGGTTGTCGGGTACCACCGAGTCGATACCACGCGCTCCGGCGCGGGTCAGCTCGGCGACAGCGTCAGCCTCGGTACGGATTTCGTCGGTCATAGAGTCACGCTTCCTTTACGGCGGGAGGGGTGGCCGGCACGGATGGCACGGCCTGGATGGAGGAGAAATCGAGCTGGCTCGGATCGGACCGGGATACGTTGCCGTCCTTGTCCACGAACCACAGCGATGTCTGCCGAGATGCCTTCGGCGGGTTGACCACCACGTCGTCCTCGATGGTCAACATGACGGTGTTCTTCTGTTCGGCGACCTTCAGCTTGAGCGTCAACGTCCCGGACTTTCCGGTCGCCTTGACCGCCTCGACCACGTCGTGGAGGCCCTGCGTCAGCTCCTCGTGGACGCGGCCCTTGTTCAGCTCCCGCAGGAAGTCGGCGAACGGCCGAACGAACTTCGGGTCCTCATCGGGTGTGGTCATTCGGGGTCGCCGCCCTTCTTCAGTCCGTAGGTGAGGAACTGGGCGAAGGCGCTGTCCCGCAGGTGTTCTGGGAGCAGGGTTTCGATCATCATTCGCGCGGTGGACTGGGCCAAGAAGTAGCCGACCCGAAGTGCGGCTTCGCCCTGCTCACGTATGCCCGTCTCCTGCTTGACGGCGATTTGGTGGACCACCGGCAATACGGAGTCGATGACGATCTGTTCCTCCGGGGTTGGCTTATGCATCCGCTTCCGCGGTGGCCCATCCACCTCGGGGGGTGGGCTGATCTCTGTGTCCAACATGGGTTTTCCTCTCTTGGTTGGGTGTTACTTGGTGGGTGCGGGGATCGTGGCGAGTGCGCCGGTGCCGGGCCAGCAGCCCCATGGCGACATGCTCTTGTCCAGGGCCTTGGTGATGCAGTTGGCGACGATCACGTTGGGGTCGTTGGACACCGAGGACGCGAGGATGCGGTTGGCGTCGGCCTGTGCCTGCGCGGTCTGCTTCGCCTGCTCGGCCTTGGCGGTGTTGGCGCGCTCCGCGTTCAGCTCATTGATGCGCTGCTCGGTGCCCTGGTCGTACTCGATCGTGGGGACCGCGACGTCGATCACGTCGACCTGCGCACCTACCAGGCCGCGGAGCTTGCCGGCGGCGTCCTTCGCGAATACCTCCAGCGGTAGCCCGTTGGCCCATTTGGTGGCCAGCGGATCGAGCTGGGAGAACACGTCGTTCAGTGCGACCTGCAGGTTGCGGGTGATCAGGTTGGTGCGGACGTTGTCGAAGGACCGATATTGCACGTACAGGTCTGCGGCGGCGTCCTGCTTGATCTGCCAGCGCACCGACACGTCGGCGTCGGCGGTCGAGCTGTTCCCGAGCCGGACCTTGATGCGGTGGTCGCCCTCGTACTTGTCGATTTGGACGGCGGCGTCCATCTCGTCAACCGTCGCCCAGGGCTTCTTCCAGTGCAGCCCGTTGGAAAGGGTTTCCCCCGAGGGCTTCCCGAACACCGTCTCGATGCCGACCTTGCGGGTGCCGACCACGGTGAAGCACCCGAGGAACAGGAACACCAGCGCCAGGATCACGCCGAGGAATCCGGCACCCATGGATGCGACGGCGCCTTCGGAGTCGTGGACAAGGAACTTCGTTCCTATACCGCCGAACAGCAGCAGCAGCGCTATGCCGCCTATGACAAGGAATGTGATGAATTCCCAGGACATTTGGTTAGTTCTCCTTCTGTTGGGTGGGGAAGTCGGCCGCGAGAAGTGCGGTCGCCTCGTCTTCGGACAGGTCGTTAAGGTCCGAAATCTCTCGGTTGATCACCGTTTTGATCTGGGCGTACGTCGTGGCCGCCGCCTCCTTGGTGCGGAGCGAGTAGCCGGCGTTGCCCAGGAGCCCGCGCAGGGTGCCCAGGTCCTTCTTGGTGGCGAGGTACTCGCCTTGCGAATTGACCTCTGCAGCAGGGTCATCGGACGTTGCGGCGCCGGACGGTGGCGGCGTGGAAAGCACACCGTCCGGCGCGGGGACCTCCTCGGCCGCGGGCTCTGTAGCACCGACACCCTGTTCCGGGTGCTCTGAGGTGGGTGCCAGATCACCGGCTGACGGTGCCTCGGGGTCCTTCTGTGTTGGCTTCGTGGGTTCGGCAGCGCGCGAAGTGATGTCGGCTTCGGTCAGCTGCGCGGTGGACGTGAAGACCTCGGTCTTGTCCATCCCGTCGCGGGTAATGGAGGTGTAGGTGATACCCATCTGCGCGACGTCGCCGGCGTCCCAGGAGCCGCGCTTCTTCCCGATCTTGGCTTCCATCTGTGCCTGGGTGATACCCAGCTCCTGCCGGAACTTCGACACCATGGTTTCGATGCGGTCCTTGAGCGGAACGCCCTCGCCGTTCTCCAGGGTGTTGCGGCACAGGTCCTGCGCCATCTCGGTGAACCACTTCGGGAGGATCGCCGAGATGCATTCGCGGACAGCGCGAGCACCGGCGTTGTTGTTGTTGTTCGTGATGTCGCCGAGGTCGGTCAGCTCCTCGCGTCGGCCGCGCGCCATGCGGGCGTGCGGGACGATGAAGGTGCGGGTGGCGCGAGTGTTGGTCTGGACATCCCATGCCCATGCCTGGATCTCAGACTCGGCCTTGACGTCGTCGCGGTGCAGCTCGTTGACGCCGTATTGGACGTTGCCCCACAGTCGGGCCAGCTCGCGCATGAGGTGCACGGACGGGCCGGTGCCGCGGTTGGGTACCTGGTAGAACGCCTGCGCGGCCATAGCCATGCGGCTGCAGGTGTCCCGCATCTCGGCTTCGGCGCGGTTGAGGTCGCGTGGAATCTGCTGGGCCACAATCACGGCGGACTGCACTTCGGCGACGGCGCGGGACTGCTCCACCGAGGTCACCTGACTGATGGCGGTGCGCGGTGCGGCGGCGATGGGCTGGTAAGGGGTGACGGTCATGCTTCGAGATCTCCTTCTTGCTGGTAGATGGCGTAACTGGGTAGGGACACGGAGTGGATGCCGTCGCCGTAGCCGGGCCACTGGTCGGTGCCGGCGCAGTGGGCGTAGACGTCGATGGCTTTCCGGTTTCGGCGTCGTCCGAGGTCGACGTCGCGGGCGTCCAGCTCGACGACCGTCACTGGGTATGGGGCGGTCTTGGACTGGACGATGAACACGAACGCGGCGTCGTCGGCGATCTCGGTGGCGGCCAAGCCGTCGAGGTACCAGGCGACTTGCATGTGGTAGCCGTATTCGGCTGCCGCCTTGGAGAAGTGGCCTGGGTATGCGGAGGTCGCGGTCTTGTAGTCGACGACGATCAGCCGGTTGCGTCCGGGGTTGGGCAGCCAGTCGGGCCGGAATCGGAGTCGTACACCGGTGGCCGGGTCGTGCCAGTACCCGGACAGCTCGGGGGTGCCGTCCGATAGCAGCATGCGTGCGATCGGATGCTCGTGCACCTTGGCCGCCATCGCCTTGGCCTTCTCGACCTCCGCGATGTGCACAGGCACCTGGCCGCGAGCGCGGGCCTCGTCAACTGCCTGCTTCCATCCGGCCGTCGACGTCGGCGCGTCCGATACCGAGCCGTCTTTCTTCAACCCGTGCACGGCCGGGTCGAGGACTGCTATGTCGCTGCCCTCGCCGAGCACGTACTTGTGGGCCAGGTGTCCGAAGTCGTACTGCGGCTTTGGTTTCGGCGGCTCGTTTCGCTGGTGGTCGAACAGTTCCGGGCTCGACGGCGGCAGGAGGCCGCGGGCACCGGAGGACGAGAGGCTGAAGCGGTCGGCGTGGTACACCTCGTCCGGGATGCCGGCATACACGCCGTCTGCTGCCGGGATCTCGATGTCCTCGGTGGTGGTCACGCGTTGCGTCCCTTCGGCAGGTAGTTGTTGTGCAGCACCAGCTCCCGGCCGTCAGGCAGCTTCACCGGTGTGCCGGTGGGGGTTTGGCCATGCTTGATGGTCAAACCGACCGACTCGGCCCACGCGGGTCGCGTGGTCGCAAAGTGGTGGCAGCTACGGCAAATCCAGATGATGTTGGCCGGGCACCAGCCGCCGCCTTGGGAACGGTTCTCCCGGTGGTGCATGTCGACGGCCTTCTTCTTGCCGCAGTACTCGCACAGCCCGGTCGGGTTGCGGCCCTTCACGTGCTCGCGGGTGTTCTCCTCGTTCCAGACGGAGATATACGGCTCGGCCCAGACGTCGTCGACGGTCATTCGCCGCTGTCCTGGCTCGGGCGTACCACGTTGTCGCGGACCCACTTACGTGCCGCGGCTGCGGCTGCAGCCTTGGTGGGGTGTGGCTCGCTGTTGTAGTGGATGGTTCCGCGCGGGGATGTCCACTGCCACGACCAGCCCTTGTTGTCGCGCCGCTCGTAGGGGATAACAACGCCGGGGATGTCAGCCTTGCTCATGCTGCGGTGTCTTTCTTCTTGAGGCGAATCAGAGCGCGCTGCACGGACTTTGGTTTCACGCCGCCCATCCGCTCGGCGATCTGCTGCTCGTCGGTGATCCCGAGGTCGAGGTAGTCGCGGTACAGCTCCATGGCGTCCTGGGGCCGCTTGCCGCGGAGATGGTGTTTGGCGGCTGGGTCGTCGATTTCGTCGTCGCTCCAGGCGATCGGTGGCACCCAGCCGGCGCGCTCGGCGTGTGCCCGGGTTCGCTGGTGTCCGCCGTCCTTCTCCTGTAGCTCCAGGTAGAGGGCGGCGACCCGTCGGGCGATCCCGACCGTGACGTTCTTGCGTGAGCCGCGGTACAGGTCTTTCAGCGCGAGGGTGCTGGGAAGGTCGAGGCGGCGCGCTAATTCGTCCCGTGACCAACCAACCGCGGCGAGCGCTCGCAGGCGCCGAACTGTTCCCGTGGGATCGATCCGTGCACCTTCGGCCATTTCCGGTCCGAATGGGCACTTCGGGATGGCGACGGCGAGGATGGTGGCCGCGTTGTCGCGGCGGATACGCCGGTTGGTCCCCTGCGCCAACAACGCGATCGACCGAGAGTTGAGGCTGCACAGCTTGGCGATGCGTGCCTTTCCTACGCCGGCGGCTACGAGCCGGTGCAGATGTTCCCGCGCTGGTGTCGCGTCGATCATCATGTGTTCCCAACGGCCGTAGGCGATTTGACGCCGCCGATGCGCGGTGTAGTGGGTGTTGCAGAGGCCGCGAGCGCCTGCCGGCTCGGTGCAGCCCTCGAATCCGCAGATGCCGCTCACTGCCCGCCCCACCCCACCCAGTTGGCTCCGAGCGCGAAAACCACAGCGGGCACCAGCCAGATACCGTCAGCCGTTCCCGCGCCGGCGATCACGCAGGTGAATGAGAGCCCGAGCGGCACGATCAAGGCGATGTTCCGGGCACGCTGCTTCACGACGCGTCTCCAAGCGGGCTCGGTGCCTGGCCGCGCGCAAACCGCTGGATGCTGTTGCGGGCGTGGTTGCTTCGTGCCTGGCGACGCAGTGCGGCGGCGTTCTCGCGCCGGGCCTGACGCGCAGCCCGGTTCTTTCGGCGGCGCTCCTGCACCACCTCCTCTGGCACCGTGCCGGCGTAGGTGTTCATCAGCTGCAGCGCGAACAGCACCCCGTGGCCCAGCGACCGCATGTCGGCGTTCGCTTTCTTGTGCAGTGTGGTGAGCGGCGATTCCGGCTTTGGGTTGGTGTTCACTTCGACTCCTGACGTGCGACAGCGAGGGTGTGGAGGACTTTGAAGCAGGCGGCCGTGGCGTAGACATCGCCGAGCGCGGTGTGCTCTGCCTTGTTCTCGATGTGGAGGCGCTCGCACACGGAGTGCAGGCCCGGAATCTTGCGGGGGTCGATCCCGAAAACACCTGCTGCGTAGGCAGATATGTCGGGCATGCGGTACTTCCACAGCTCGCACGCCGGCGGCGGTGCGTCGCGACCGAAATACGTGGCGTACGCCAGGTCGTGCCCGGCCTTGATCATCCGAGCGTCGAAGCTGGGGTTCGCCGCGGCGAGCACGTTGCCCTTCAGCATCTCGATGAGCTGCTGGTATCGGACCCAGGTCCCGGACACACTCTCGCTGTACTTATAGACCTCCCGCTCGTAATAGCGGTTGATGCGCAAGGCATCGCCGTCGGCGCGTCCCATCTCCGGGCCCGCGAGGAATGGCACGAAGTACAACTCCTGTCCGGTGTCCACGTTCAGAGCAGCGACCTCGATCGGGAAGTGCTTTCCGTGAATCAGGCCGGTGGTTTCGACGTCGACCACGATCAGCTGGCCGGTCACGCTGCGGCCTGCCAAATCTGCTTCGGGGTTCCGTGTTTGGCGGCTAGCTCGTCCCAGATCGGGTGTGGGCTGGCGGGTTTCGGCTTCTCGGGCTGCTCGCCGAAAAGGATGCGGCGCAGACGCGGATGGTTGTCGAGCATGGGTATGGGTTCTCCTTCAGATGGTGGTGTCGAAAGCAAGCTGGCCGGTGCCTGTGCCGCCGAGGCGGTAGTACATTTCCCCGATCCCCTTGGGGGTCAGGTGAATCTGTTTGGGTCGTTCTTTGGTTTCCCCTGTGGGCGTTAGGTATTCGCCGCCGGGGTAGAGCTTCAGATAGCCGAGGTCGACGGCTTCTTCGTAGGCGATCCAGCGGTGGTCACGGCCTCGGAAGATCCACTCCTCGCTGGCCATCGCCTCGAACAGTTGGTCGCGGCCGACGGTGATCGGCGGTACCAGCGAGAGCATGTACGCGGCTGCCGCGATGGTGTGGTCGCCGACGAGATCGGCAAGGAGCCTTGGTAACTCGGGGCGTTGAATGATCCGAGCCATGTCGCGCTCACCGCCCACCAGCCACATACACCCAGTAGCCCCCGGCGATCAGGCCCAGCACCCACGCCGTCCAGCCGAGCCCGCGCAATAGCAGCTTCATACCGTCCGCCCCGAATCTCGCGTAGCGCCATAGGCGTTCGCGATCCGCCGCAGCATCGGGATGTGCTCCGGGCAGTACAGGTAGGAGGACTGCGCGATCACCTGCCCGGCCTGGTATCTGCTTAAGCCGTCGTTGACGATGGCGTTCACCAGGATCCGCACCCCTGTCAGATCGGGGGAGGCTGTGAGCACCACGCACACCTTCTGCCCGTTGAGGGCGGTGTAGGTATCGACCGGGTCTGCGTGCGCCCCGGGTGGTTCGGCGAGCAGCATGGCTGCCAGCGCTGCGCCCGCTGCCAGGAACCCGGTCACCACATGGCGTCCGGCGTTGCGGCGCTTCATCGGAGCTGCTCGGGCTTCGGAGCAGCCACCTGCGGGAAGTTGGTCTTGTTCCAGCCGCCCTTGGTCTGCTGGAGCTTCGCCACGTTGTGCCCGGCCAGCCAGTGGTTGAAAGCGATCACGAAGTAGCCGACCGCCTCGCCGTCGGGCATCTTGAAGCCCTCGCCACGCACCCGGTCCAGCCGGTTACGCAGCGCCAGGATCGGTGACCCGCTCTGCAGGCCAACCCCGTCGAGTACCCGCTGGAAGAACGCTGCCGTGACCTCGATGCCGTGGACCCGCGCGATACCGGCGAACACCGCCATCACCAGGCCGCGTCGGGCCTTGATCCGCGTGTACTGGCTACCGCGCCGGATCAGCTCGAATACCTCCGGGTTGTCGTGGCCCCACTGCACGATGTCGGTGGAAGTGACTGCCCCGGTGGCTTTCTCGGTGTAGAACCAGCCGCGTTCCCAGGTGATCAGGGTCTTGATCGCGGAGGCATCCGACTTGGATGCGTCGATGCCGGCCAGGTTGAGCTGGTCGGCGGCCGACCGTTTGGTGCCCTGATCCATGGTCGTCTGCGCCTCGGGCGGCAGACCCCAGATCACGAGCGACTCGATCGTCGCGCCGCACAAGATGATGGCGTGGAGCCGGTGCTGACCGTCCAGCAGCGTTCCGTCGACCGCGAACTTGATGGCCTCGCCGTTCAGTTGCCAACGGCCGCACTCGATATCGGCGGCGAACTGCAGGACCTTGTTCTCCGCCAGCGGCCGGTTGTGGGTGTTGTACTTCAGGTACTGCTCGGCCACCACCGGGTCGATAGGGACGATCTCGGTTGTGATCTCAGGCTGGGGCGGTCGCCGCAGCGGGATAGCATTGGTCACGAAGCATCTCCTTGGTTGGGTGTTGAGGGGAACTTCTCGATGACGCGTTGCACCGCGTCACGCGCGCGGACTAGGTCGCTGAGCCGTAACCCGGCGATCTGGTCCGCGTACTTGTCGAAGCGGTCGTCGGACGTCAGTGCCTCCAGCCGCTTCACCGCCTTCGCGAGCGCCAAGGTGGCGTCGTCGAAGGAGTCCGTGAGCGGCTTCCGGCGCGCCTGCGCGGGCGCAGGCTCGGGTTCAGCCGCGGGTTCCAACAGCTCGTCGCAGTAGCGGTGGACGTCGTCGAACTCGTCGAACCGCTGCCGGTCGTCGTCGGTTGCGTTGTCGTACAGCACCGCTCGGGCACCGCAGGGGCACATCGCCATCGAGGTGATCTGCGGCTCGACACCCTGGACCGCCGGCGCGTTGCTCTGCACGATGTAGCCGTCGCCGCTGATGCGCAGCGACGGTGCGAATGGCCCGGAGCCTGTCCCGCCTTGAGACATCGGGGCAGGCTCCGGCTGCACTGGGGTGACCGGCAGGTCGGGGACCACCGAGAGATGAGGCCGCGCGGGCTGCGCAGCGGCGTACGTCTTGCCGTCGGTCCCGGTGACCGCCGCAGGTGTTCCATTTGAAACACCTGGCGTGATCGAGCGGTGCACCGTGGCCGGGCTGACCCCAGTGGCCGCTGCGATGGCGCGGGTCGAAAGGCCGGCGTCGCGCAGCGACTGCACCACCTCGGTGCGGGTTTCACGCGGGAGGCGGAACCAGGTCGAGCCGAACTCACGCTCGCAGTAGGTGTCCCAGCTCGTGTAGCCGAGGACTGCCCAGGCTCGCTGCGTGTACGCCTTCACGACGAGTTCCCAGGCGCGGTCGATGCAGGTGCGGATGCTCTCGGTGAGATCTCGTGCTGCGCTTGGCGACATCGCAGTAGCGCTGACGTTGCTCATCACGCGGCCAGATCGTTCAGCGCGGGCAGCAGGTCGACCGGCCGGACCTTGAGCGCCGCGGCAGCTCGCAGCAGCGTCTTGACCGTGATGTTTTCCGAGTTGATCTGTGCGGACAGGGTGCTGCGGGCGATCTGGGTGCGCCGGGCCAGCTCGGCGATGTTGACGCGCTGCCGACCCATCTCTGCGCGGATTGCCGTCGCGCAGTCGTCGTCCGCTCGCGGCGGACCAACTAATTTCGGTATGGATGCGTGCACACGTTCAACATGCCCGAAATCCGGTCAAACATCAAGTCAAAACGCAACCCATTGAAAATATGGACATTGGCGCCTGATGATGTGAACTCTCATGTTTGAGTTGACGTTGACCGGATCCGGGCATACTGTTCGTGATATGACCACTTTGATGGAAACGTGGCCCGAGCCAGATCGGGCAACGATTGGTGAGCGTCTACGCGCTTACATGGGGGTGCACAAGATCAGCCGCGCGAAGCTCTCGCTCGCAAGCGGAATCTCCCGCACGGCTTTGGGGCTCAAACTTGACGGACTCAGCCCCTACACAACTGAGGACTGCAAGGCGATCGGCGACGCTCTCAACAAGAGCTGGTTTTGGGTATTGACCGGCCAAGAGCTGCCCGCACCAGACCCCGGCGACGGTGGCCCCGGAGTGCCCGGTAACTCCGAATCAGAAGGTTAGGGGTTCGAATCCCTTCGGGCGCACCATCTATCAGGCGAAATTGGTATCTATAGGGCAGGCGACACGCCCATGAACTGATACTTTCCCGCTACTTTCAGGCGCTACTTTCCCAGTACTGCTCAAGGGCGCCGCGAGCATCCGGTCCCTGGGTCTGCCGCTGTAGGTAGTGAGCCTCGGTGGTCGCCAGCTTGGCGTGGGACAGCTGCTGCTGGGCCTTGTCCGGGCCGTGGGCGTCGCGGATGACCGTGGCAACTGTGCGCCGGAAGCTGTGCGGCGTGACCCAGTTCAGTTCTTCGGGCAGGGCCGCGCGGAGGGCTCGCCGTAGGTTGGCCAGGCTTACCCATCCGCCATCTCGATTGACGAACACGGGTCCGTCCATACCCGACTCCCCGATGAGTGCTGTCAGCGTCTCTACACCGAACTTGGGCAAGATCACGGTGTGCGCGGGGGCATCGGACTTCCGCTCTTCCTGACGATGTAGGGGCTTTCCTGCGATGCGACCGTGGTCGATCAAGGTACCGGTGATGGTGAGCGTCGGCGGGTCGGCAAGAAGGTCTACATCGCACCACCGAGTGGCAAGTACTTCATTCGGGCGGCACCCGGTGGCTACGAGCAGGTCTACGAACGCGGGCAGAAGGCGTCCAGGGCGCGGCCCCGGCGCCTTCCGCTCGGCGTACTCGCGAACGGCGGCACGGATCTGTCTAAGCTCTGTCGCGTCGGCTGAGCGAGGCTTTCTCCTGCCGGTGCCGACTGTCTTCGTCTCGCGTATCGGATTGACGGGCACCACGTCGAACCGGCACGCCATTGAGTACATCCCCGTCAGCACCATCCGCAGCCGTTTGGCCTGACTCTTAGATGCCATGCCTTGGATGTAGTTGTGAGCGTCTTGAGTCTCCAGCTCGATGACTCGCAAGGATCCCAGCTGCGCTGCGCCGTGCGTCCTCCAGACCGCCCGATACTGATCAACCGTCTGTTGCTTAACGCCGTCCTCGGCAGCCTTTGTTTCGACCCATAGGTCGAACAGGTCGCCGAGGGCGGTTTTTTCGTTCACCAGCTGACCAGTTTTCGGTGTCCGGCGTTTCGCCAAGTGCCGTTGTAGGACGCGTCGAGCATCCTCGGCTGACTTCTCGCTGGACCGCTCTACCCGGCGTCGCTTGCCGTCCGAATCGCGTACGTAGGTGCTCGCGAAAAACTTTCCACCAGAGGACCGTTGGGTAATGCGGCCATGCTCGCCGGGGCGGAGACGTTCTCTAGGCATCCGGCTCGATCTCCCATCCGCGGTTTGCCATTTCTGCCGTGAGGCGTTCTAGGTCCGCCCGATCAAGGTCGGCCATTGAGCGGATCGCGGCCGGGTTGGCGTCGACAAAGGTCGCTTGCTGCTCCTCTGACATCGCCGCCACCCTCTCAGCTAGGGCGATGGAATCCTGCAAGATATTCCGTCGGCGTGACAGTTTGATCCGTCGCAGGTTGTCGCGCTCATCGTCGATCCGGTGGGGGTCTGTTGACCCGTCGATGGAAGACCGGCTGATCTCGCCAGAGAACCACCGCGCAGCCACTATGGACCGGGCGGGCTGCTGTGGAAGTAGGTCCACTTCGCCATCCGGTAGGGCTGGATAGAGCAACGCGAGAGGTGGCATGTTCATAGCCGCAGCCAAGACGATGAGTTCGGCAACATCCAGCTTTCCCGACCGGTTGTTGTTCTCGATCTTGGATATTGCAATGCGGCTAATCGGATACCCAAGCGCCGCAGTGCGTTCCCCCATCGCCTCGGCTGTCAGGTTGTACCGGCGCCGGTAGTCGTAGAGAACCTTTCCTACGCGCGTCGCAATCGCCAACTGCCAGGCCTTCGCATCTACATCAACATGTGGCACCGCCTTAGTGTCGCATGAGTTCGACCAGAATGCGCCACGCCCGCGCGTATTCGATTGTATTCGGGTCCGTCCGCGCGTAGCATGTAAAGCGACCCCAGGGGCTGTGTATGGACCAGAATGCAATTTCATAGCCGTCTACCAGGGGATTTTCTAGAGCTAAGGAGGCTCAGCAATGGATGAATTAGCCGCGCAGATTAACGCGCGTCTCTATCCGCTCGAAGAGGTTATGGACCGGTTGCTAGTTGGCCGCACCAAGCTCTATGAGTTGATAGCTAGCGGCCAGCTACGCAGCTTCAAAGTCGGCAAGAGGCGGGTGGTGTCGGACGCTGCCCTCCGCGAATTTATCGCCGCACTGGACACCGCAGCATGAAGCACCTGGCGCAGGAATCTCATCCCGATTTAGGTCTCGATCCTGCCGCCGACCTGACCGAAGACATGCGAATGGCCCCCGTAATTCCTGGTGCGTCAACACCGGGCGAGGGCCACTCCGACTACCCATCTGAGAACAGGAGTCACCATGAATCTACAGCCATCTGAGCGTTCACGGCAAGCTCTGTGCTGCGAATGCGGCCAGCTGCGAACATGTGTCCACCCCCGTAACCACGTGCTCGGTGGCTTGGGGCTCTACACGCCATTCGGTGACGGGCACCGCGAGGTGTGCGAGCTGAAATGCGACCACTGCGGACGACGTACCCGCCATGCCCTTCTCATGCGCGCTTACCAAGACCATGACGAGTGCATGCAGAAAGTGGCCCTCGGTGACCCCCACGATGGTTACACGGATGCCGAGTTGGATCGGTTGCGCGATAACTACCGAAACGGTCTGCCCCGCAACCCGTTTCTTGAGCACATGTTCTACACGGCGGACCTAGAGAAGGCGCGCGCCGCAGGCGATACGACCGCCAGAACGCTATGCGGAGAGGTTGTTGAGATAGACGACAGCCGCTTCGACTACGGGGCTATGCATGAGGTTCAGGACTACCGGGCGCCGGGCGAGGTTCGGGACCAGGAATACGAAGACCCCAAGACGGGCCTGTGGTGGGTTGAGCAGGAATGCGTTGACTGCCTACGCATTTCGAATCAGATGGCCGCGAGATCCAAGCGTGATGAGCTATTGGGCGCTTTGTCGAACCTCCTAGCCAACCTACAGAACTATGACACGGCTTCGGTGGAACGGCTGCTGTCGGCGGTACAGGCGGTGGCACGGTGAACGTCAAATCGATGCCCATACAGGACATTCACGACGAGTTGTTCCGCCGCATGGTGGAGAACTATGACGCCACGGTTCCGTGCCAGCATCACGGCGGCTGTGACCGTCCGGCGAAGTGGGTGGCGGTGTTTCACGGAACCTGCCCAAGCGTCGCAGTGTGCACCCGCCACATGAAAGCGTGGGTGGCGACGATGACCGAGGGGGTACGTGAGGGCCAGGACCTGGCGTGCTACCAGTGTCATCGGCGCTTCTTTTTCACCCTTAGTGAGCTGGTCACGTTCCACCGCCTCGACAGGGCAGGTGGGTGAGTGCACTTGGACTACGCCGAAGAGCTAGGGAGCCCCGCACGGGCCACCGCATACACGGTGACAGGCGCTGATCTGCGCGACTGCCCCGAGTGCGGTGAGCCTGCGGGGCTCCCGTGTAAGTGGCCTAACGGGCGGCGACGAAACATGCCCTGTTGGTCGCGGTGGCACCCTAAGGAGGCCGCGTGAGCGAGTGGCATCGGCACACATGGAACAAAGGCATGCTCCGCTCTACGGACTTCTCGGCGGCGGACAAGCTGGCGCTGTGCTTCTGCGCGGTCTACTCGACGTACGGCACCGAGGACACGTTTAGCGTGCGCCAGAGCACCATTGCGGCCAATACAGGGCTAAGCGAGCGGTCGGTCCGGCACGCATTCAAGTTGGCCCGAGAGCTGGGCTGGCTGGAGCTGGTCACGGAGCGTCAGCGCGGCAGCCGAGGGAAGTCGGATCAGTATCGGCTAGTAATACCCGACACTGTGTCGCCTACTTGCCCCGTAGAAGTACCGGCAGAATATGCCGCTACTCCGATCGGTTTACCGGCAGAGAATGCACCCGAGTACCGGCAAAATATGTCAAAAGTACCGGAAGAGACCGAAGCTCCTACCAGCGGAAATGACGCGCCTTTAGGTTATGTACTTAGGTTTTTAGAGGAGGGTGCGGCGACGCCGCCCCCCGCCCCCCTTCTCGATCATCTCGGACAACCCCGCTGTCGTAAGCACTTCGGCGTAGAGAACCCACCCGACTGTCCGCCGTGCGGTCTGGAACGCGAACGCAAAGAGACCCTTGATCGATTCAAGGCCGACCGCATCGAGGCAGAGCGCCGCGCCATCCGGGCCGCTATCGACAGCTGCCCCAACAAATGCGACGACGCGGGACGGCTAGACGACCTATCCGATTGCCCCCTGCACCCGAACTTCCGACAGAAGAGGGACGTGGCATGACGCAATTACGCCTGTATCAGAACTGCCCCATCTGCTACCGGTTGGTCAACTCCTACGAATCGGCACCACGCCGATACGGCCATGACGCCTGCGGTAAGGCCCTTTTGAGCTGGAACTGGGAAGCCATGGACGACGACACCACTACCGAAAGCCAAGCGCAATGACCAATGATGACGACGATCTGACAGCCGAAGAATGGGCCGAGGTATGCGTAGTGGCAGCCAGATTCGATTGGATCGTCACGCCTCCAACGAAGGCCGCCGATCTACTGCCGAAGATGCTGGAGATAAACGCACTCCAAAAGCTGGAGAACGAAATCATGGATGCCCACGGCGACTGGTTAGCGAGCACCCGTCAGTACTTCGAGGAACGCGGGTGGCCCTGGACCACAGAGGAACTCAATAGGCGCTACCAGTTGGGGCAATGGCAGTGAGCCGACTTGCTGAGGCGCGTGAACAGGCAGCGCAGGCGAAAGCTCAAGCGCTGGAGGATCAGCCGTGGTCCACGTTGTGTGATGTCTACGCGAGTGAGGGGGGTGTGGTGGCAGTGCCCACCCCCGCCGCGTCGGAGTTGATGGGTCGGCGGATGGCGTTCGACATGCTGGCATCCTCAGGTAACGCCGAGGACGTGCACCGCGTGTTCTACGAGTACGTCTCGATTGTGGGTTCGCCCGCGTATGTGCTGCCGGTAGTGACCGGGGCGCTGATGGTGCTGGCGATAGAGATCTGCCAGGCCATGATTGGCGAGCTGGAGAACAAGAGCGACCCCGATCAACGCATCCATCTGGCCGACGCCGCGCGCATCGCGTGGTCTCTGCGGCTTGAGGGGGGCTCCGTTTGAAGAAGGCCGAGGACTACCTGACGACGGACTTCTCGTTGATCGTCCCGCCGTACTACGCACGCTTTCTGGAGCTCAAGGCGGACCTTAATGGCAACTACCGGACGCGAATAAAGAAGGATCGTCCGGCCTTGTATCAGTTCCTCCTGGCTGTCCGACTCTCTGCCGTTTCCGCTAGCGGCAACAATTCGGCGGAACCACAAGAGGATCGGGCACCATTTCTCACAACAGCGGAAGCTGCTGCTGAGATTGGAAAGTCGGCTCGCTGCGTACGCCAGTGGTGCAAGACAGGGTACCTACGGGCGGAGCGCCGAGGGCGTGACTGGATGATCCGGCGCGTGGAGCTAGAAGTGCTTAAGGCGTCGATGTAGCTCACAACTGAATACCCCCTCAATGGCTCGGCTGCACCGATTGCCCGAAGGGGGCAACAGATGGCAGTTGAACTTTCATCGGGATATGTGTCGGCCACCGTCAGGTTTGATGGGGTCAATAAGGGCATCAGCAAGCTCTTCGACAACGTCCAGAAGCAAGCAATTGGAGCGGCCAAGAAGACCGGCTCCGCCTACGCTAAAGCCCTTGCTGACGAGGCGAAAACCGCTGCGGATCAGGTTAAAAAGATCTCCGAAACGGTCGCCAAGTCTCGCGACAAAGAAGCTGACGCCGCGGGCAAGCTCAAGGTAGCGCTGGAAAAGCTGAATGAGGCTCGCGAGGCGGGAACCAAGGGCTCGAAGCTCACCGCTTTGTCGGAAGCGCATGCGTCGGCGATGCGTAAGCAGCAGGCCGCGGCTAGTGAACTCGCCAAGGACTTGGATGCGGTAGCACGTGCGCAGAAGCGTGCCTCCGACGCGCAGTCTGCGATCGACAAGTCATCCAAGCCGATACGTAACCAGGTATCCAGACTCCTATCGGGCTCATCTGATGCCGCGCGTCAGGAAGGTGGGCGTGCGGGCCGCTGGTTCGGCGACTCGTTCTCCAGTGCACTACGCACAACCGGGATTGTTGCTGCAGGTACCGCGGTAGGAAACCTAGCCGCTAATGCGATGACTAAGGCTGCGAGCCTGGCCACGAGCGGTGTTTCAGCGGTTGTCACCAAGGGCTTGGACTTCGAGAAGACCATGAACACCCTCTCGGGTGTCACAGGGGCTTCGGCAGATGTCATGCAGCGGTTCCGCGACACCGCCAAGGCCCTCGGCAACGACATGACGTTGTCGAACACCTCGGCTGCTGATGCGGCACAGGCCATGACCGAACTCGCTAAGGCGGGTTTCTCGGTGGATGAGTCGATTGCCGGCGCTAAGGGCACCCTGCAGCTGGCCGCTGCTGCGCAAGTCGATGCGGGCAAGGCTGCCGAGATTCAAGCCAATGCCCTGCTGGCCTTCGGTCTCAAAGCCGACTACGCCGCCAAGGCCGCAGATGTTCTCTCGAATGCGGCCAACGCATCCTCGGCGGAAATCACCGACGTGGCACAGGCATTGCAGTCCGGTGGCGCGGTCGCCAATCAGTTCGGCCTCAAGCTCGAAGACACCGCCGCCGCGATCGGCCTGCTGGCCAACAACGGCATCAAAGGCTCCGATGCGGGAACCCTGCTCAAGTCGGCGCTGCTGGCACTGACGGACACCAGTAACCCGGCACAAGGCGCTATTGAAGAGCTGGGTCTGACCGTCTATGACGCCCAGGGTCGATTCGTGGGGCTGGATAAGCTATTCGGGCAGTTACAGGCCGCCTCCCAGCGGATGACACCAGAGATGTACCAAGCGGCCACCACAACCCTGTTCGGCTCCGATGCGGCCCGCCTGGCCGGTATCGCCGCCAAGGACGGTGCTGCTGGATATGACCAGATGCGCGACGCCATGGAAAAGCAAGGCTCGGCTGCCAAGCTCGCCGCAGCCCAGAACCAAGGACTACCGGGGGTCATTGAGCGGCTGAAGAACGCCGCCGAAACCCTGGCCATCACCCTGTTTGAGAAGGTCCAAGGCCCCCTGTCCAGTATCGGGGACGGCCTTACAGGTTTCACGAACAAGATGCAGGACGCTTTCGAGAACCCTGCCGTCAGCCAGGCAGCCGGAAACATCGGTGCCGCCCTGTCCGGTATCGGGGCCGCGTTCGGGCGGGTCCTATCAGCCGTGGGTCCGGCGCTGGTGGCCGGATTGTCGAACGCGGTCAACCTGATCGTCCGCTTCAAAGACTTCCTAATCCCTCTCGTCGCCGGTCTAGTTGCTTACAAGACGGTGATGCTCGCTATTACCGTGGCCACGAAAGCGTGGGCCGCGGTCCAAGCACTGCTGAATATCGCTTTGACCGCCAACCCCATTGGTTTGATCATCGCCGCCATCGCCGGTTTAGTGGCCGGAATCGTCGTGCTCTACAACCGCAACGAGACATTCCGAAAGATTGTCCAAACCACTTGGGCGGCAATAAAGACAGCGATATCGGCAGTGTGGAATTGGCTATCGACCACCGTATTCCCCGGCCTGAAACTGGCATTCACCGCTATCGGGACCGCCGCCACCTGGTTGTGGAATAACGCGATAGCCCCGGCCTGGAATGGCATCAAAGCCGTCATCGGTGTCGCGTGGGAGGTTGTCTCCGACATCTTCAACAACTGGGTGCGGGTCGGCCAGCTCGTCGGACAAGGCGCAATGTGGTTGTGGAACAACGCAATCCAACCGGCATGGGACGGTATCAAGACCGCGATCAGCGCCGCGTGGGACTTCGTATCACCCATACTCGATAAGTTCTCCGCAGGATGGGATGCCCTCAAGTCAGGCATCTCCAGCGCCTCCAGCGCGATCAAAGACGCTGTCACATCCGCATTCTCAGGACTAGCCGCAGTCATCAAAGCGCCCCTGAAACTGCTAGGCACATTCCTTACCTCTATCCCGTCTGAGGTATTCGGGTTCCAGATCCCCGGCGCCGACAAACTCAACTCATGGGGTAAATCCCTACAAGGCTTCTCTGGTGGCGGATTGGTACGCGGACCCGGCTCAGGTACTTCCGATTCAATCCTTGCGTGGCTCTCCAACGGCGAAGGCGTTGTCACCGCCAAGGGCATGAAGCACGGCGCGGGAATCGTGGCCGCGTTGAATTCAGGGTGGGTGCCCTCGCCCGCATACCTGGCCGACATGATGCGCGCACCGGGCTACGCCGAGGGCCTGAACCCTGGCGCGGACTATCTGCGGTCCCTGGTGATGCGGATGTGGCCGCAGATCAAATCCATCGGCGGCAGGCGCTCCGAGGACGGGTACGGCGAACATTCGTCGGGCAACGCGATCGACATCATGATCCCGGACTACAACACCCCGCAAGGTATGGCCTTGGGTAATGCGATTGCGGCGATGTTGGCCAAGAATGCCAGCGCCCTGAATCTCAACGGGTTTATCTGGCGCCAGCAGAGCTACGGGTATGGCGGTTCGTTCACTCAGGGCAAGCAGATGCCTAACCGCGGTGATGACAACCAGAACCACATGAACCACCTTCACGTCATCCTCGGCTCTGGCAGAGGATCTGGCGCCGCAGCGGTCGGTCTGCCGACAAGCAGCATCTCCCTGCCCTCTGGTGGTTCGGTGTCCGCTTTGGGGTTCGGGGGCTCCTCGGGATCGGGTGCCTCATCAAAACAGTCTCGGGAAGCCGACGACCGGATCACGGATCTGTCCAACCGTCTCGATGTCACCGAGCAGGAGCTAGCAGACCTCGAATCCAACCCGAAGGCGAAAGAGACCACCAAGCAGCGCAAGCGCGATCAGGTCGACAAGCTCAAGCGCGACCTACAGCAGGCCAAGGATGACCGAGCGGCCCTAGACCTCGGTGGCTCCAGTGGCGGCTTCGGAGGCGGCAACAACCCGTACGCCAAGATCATGGAGGGAATCTCCGAGATCCTGCCGGACTTCGGCGGCCTGGCCGACATCGGTATTGGTGGGCTCAAGGAATCGCTTCTGCCTCCGGGGTTCTCGGACCCGATGCAATGGGGCTTTATGCAAGCCGGATCGACCCTCTTGAAGTTCTTCGGGGGCCTGCGCAACGTCTCCGATGGGAAACCCCTACTCGGCGAGGGCGGGGCACTCATGGCCAACATCACCGGCGCTGCCATGTCCGGGTCCGGCAGCGGAATCGTCGATGCGATAAAGACGATCATTCCGGCTCCGTTCGGCAGCATGGACGCCGCTCAACTCCAAGGCGCACCCGGCGATATCAACCCCGTCATCGCAGGTGCTCAAATCCCCGGCACCGGCTTCGGCGACATGGGCTCCGCTTTCTCCAGCGGCAGCGCCGGTCCCAACGGCAATGGCGCTCAAGTGGACCAGTCCATCAACTTCAACGCTCCCGTGGGTACTGGAGTAGATCAGGCGATGCAGAAAGCCCAGTCCGCCCAAAACCAGCAGTACCGCCGCAACAACGGCACACGGACGATGCCGAGCTGATTTCCCCTAGCGGCACAAAACATGTGTCCGAGCAACGGGATACCGCACCATCAAACCATGGAGGCAACAATGACGACCGCCGAGACCCGGCGCGAAGCACTGGCCGCGCAGCTGCTCAACCAACCGCGCCCCAACAACATTCTGGGCGTCCTGGAACAGCGAGACGCTATCGACCGCGTAGCCCAGGTCCAAGACGACGACACCGCCGCACGACTCATCGCCCTGGCCCTGTCTGTCGATGACGAAGTGATGGTGCGTGCCCTACTGCACGGCGCGTACCGGTACCGCTGGCGCCACACCATCGACACTTTCGCCGAATCAAAACCCGAACAGGCCACAGCCGCAACGGAACTGTGGACCCAGACAGAGAAGGAACATCATGGTAGGTAACGGCATGTTCGCCGAGCCTGGCGACCCGGACTCGATTTACCCCGGCGCCCAATCGCTGTACCCGCATCGAGAGCGCTACGAACGATCACCACACCCCGACTCTCGTCTTGAGCCGGGTAACGTGCACGCGAAGGCTCTAGGCGACTTGCAGGGCACGGCTTTTGAGCAGTCCTACTCGATATTCGAGAACGCCCGCAAGGAATACACCAAGCACCTGGACAAGCTCAAAGAAGTTGAGCACCTGTACAGCGACGACGGCTACAGGATGCAGATAGATCAATTCCAAGAAAGCCCTGCCGCCAAGGCGATCGACGACGCCGTGAGGCTAGTCGAGACGCGACGTGACGAGGCCCAGGCGGACATGGAGAAGGTCTTCCGGGAACTATCGCCGCATGGCGACGCCGCCGCAGAGAGCAGGGCCAGCCGGTACTGGCACCGCTGCGAACGCCTGCTCGACAGCAGCCGTGACAACAAACTCGCGGTGGCCGAAGAGATGGTGCGCAAGGCATCCAAGGAAGAGCTAGGCACCTTGCTGCAAGAACTCCCCACCTACCTGAGAAGTGTTGGCATAGGCGACAGCTGGATCGATGAATCGGTGGCCCAGCACGCACCCAATTACGGCAAGGCCAAGAACCGCCTCCAGCGCGCCGAGCAGGCCGTGATGGTGGCCAACGCCAACGCACGACAACTACGGGAATCATTCACCAACCGCCAAGCCCGACCCAGCACCATTCCGCACCTACGCGAACGCGACCCCGACAAGTGA